ATTGCCGCCCCATTTCTTTTTATTGCTGGAAAAGCGTTTGTAGTGCCGCCTAAGTTTAAGCGATTGAAATTATTTGATAGATTGTTAAATAAATTTAAAATGCCGTCTCCTGTTGATGCTATTCTTATATTTCCTACTAATCTTATGTCGTTAACAATGTTCATAAAATTAGCAACAACTGCCCCAGTGTTATCTAATCTAAATCTACTCACCCCTCCCACTTGCAAATCAATTAGATTATGCGCCATTCCATTCAATGCCGTTTCAGTAGCATTAAGGAAGATACCCGTTGCCGTTCCTGTATTAGCTCCGCTTGCGTTTAATTCGTATGCTATACTAAGTGGTCTAAAACTTGGATTACCGCTTGGAGGTCTAAAACTTCCTAACATTGCATAATTAAATCCATTATATACTCCTGTTGTAGAAGTTATAGTACCCGTCTCTAAAACTCTAAGGGCTTCAACGCCTGTTGTAGAAATTCCTGTTAGGACTGTAGCAGTACCATTTGAGTTAACTTGAAAATAAGCAGAACCTGAACTATTTTCAAGCCTTGCCACAGGATTAGTTCCGTCTCCCCTTACATGAAGCCTTGCACTTGGAGTGCTTGCAATTCCCAAACCTAAAGCCCCATTAGAAGACATTATTGATTGAGCAGATAAACCATTTGAAAACAAAATACTATTAGCTATATTAATAAAAAGCGAAGCATTATTTTTAGTTAATATTCTGAAAGTACCATCAGTTTGATGCCACCCTGTGTAATCTGTTAAAATTGGATTTGTTCTCCAAACAATATCTGCTGCTGGGGCAGTAGCAAAACCTGCAAATGCCGCTTGCGTAGTACTTAACTGCAATGGACTATTATTGCCCAAACCATCAGTCACATTTCTTAATGTAGTGTCTAATGGCGTATTTATAGTTGCGCCTAAATTTAATATACCACGCTGGTTAGCTCCAATATTTTGACCCGTTAAAATTGCCATCTCTTTATTATTTTAATTTTGTTTTATTTGAATATTTTCATAAGGAACACACTTAGCCAAATCAACTAAAGATGCTACTTCTGCACTAACAGTAAACCAGTATCTACCCGATTCATCAAGTATAGCATTACAATATGTATCAGCACTTGCATTAGGGAAACCTAACAAAGCATTAGCTTTACTATTTAAAGTTTCAAAACCTGATTTGGTGGTTCTGTAAAAGCAAGGGTATGTTTGTGTTATCTCTTCCATATTTTAAAAGGCGTTATTGTTTATTGATTTGATATAATTATAAATTGCAGTATTTTGACTTAAAGTGTTATTTGATGAAGATATAATTATAGTATTAAAATTGATATTGGCAAAAGCAGAAACTCCATTTCTAGAAAATAAATTTAATGCTGAACCATTAATATTTGCCGTATTATTTGCATTTCCAGGATTTGAAAACACAGATGCAGAAGTATTATTAATTAGTAAGCTTGTTTCTGGGTTTAATAGTGTTGTATCACCTATTGAAGTTGAAAGTTTTAATAATATAGATGATGAATTAAAATAAGAAGCATTAACAGCATTTCCTCTAATTCCTACGCCTTCAGTGGATGCAAATTCGTTTATTGATAGTAAGAACCCGCTAAAAGAATTATAATTTGCGCTTAACTCACAACCAACCATAAAATTGGCGGTATTGTTAAACTTTTTAAACGCCGTATATATCGTAACTGCTGGCAAATTAATACTAAAACTTGCCGCTCTTAAATTATCAGCTATTCCGTCCCCTTGAACAATTGTTCTATCTACTAGCGCCCCCTTAAATCCCGTAGCTGCCGTTCCTGTATTAATAGTCCACACCTCTCCTGTACTACTTGTCCATTGTGTTTGACTTGTTGATGGGTTGTATTGGTTAGGGTTGAATGAAACAGATGGCGTGCCTAACCAAGTATCCGAAACATTCATGTAATATATTCTACCCGTAATTGTTGTAACCCCATCTGAATAACCTCCTACCCCAACTGCTAAATTTGTGTTAAAAATACCAACCGCAGCTGTGCTAATTGTTGTTCCAAGTTGAATCCAATTTGTATTATCTAAGGAATAATAAAATATTACATCACCTGTACTTGAATTTCTAAATACACCAACACTTATGTCTTGCCCATTAGTAGCAACACTTGTAAGACTAACACTTGAAGTTGCTCCTTGATTTGCGTTTGATTGGTTGCCATCATTTGAAATTCTTAAAAATAAAGTTCCGCCAGCCGTAATGCCGAAAAAGTAACTCATATTTCCGCTAAATGGTCTTTTTGCTACTAAAGTATTAGTGCTTGCTACATTATAATCTTGAAGCCTAATCTTACCCCACATAGCTATATTACTTAAAAACCTGTTAGCTGCTGCATCAGGAGTTGAAACATAATTTCCATTTACACCAACACCTTGCCAATAATTCGCCCCACTATGAACCAACAAAAGCGGCTGACTTGCTGCCGTAGTTTGTACCGCATCTGTTGCCCTTGTTGGGTCTATTATATTAGGTAGTGTACGGATAGCTTGCCCTAAAGTAGTTCCACTTCCCGCTCCTATTTGATACGCCAAAGAAGGGTCTCCAAAGAAAGAAATTGCTGTAGTTATATCACTTGTTCCGTATATGTCTTTGATAGTTAAGAATGCCGCATTTATACCACCTAAACCTTGCGGAACTGTAAAACCTGCAGCTATTAAACTATCATAGGCTATTTGTGCTTGAGGGTCTATTCCACCCCAATACTCAGGAGTCTCATCACCCCAGAATCTTGCAGGCACAGATTGTCCCCAAGTTAAAAACTTTGACATAAAAGGTTTAGAAGAATATCCTAAACTTATATATTTTGGAAATCTATTTTTTATAAAAATAGCCATTTAACAATTTTTTTAATTTTAGGAAAACATTTATCAAATATTTAATTAAACTAAATTTAATTTTAGAATCTACATTTTCATTAATCAAAGGCGTAGCATCTACATTTTTGTCATTCAATTCAATATTTGTATTATTCTTAAAGTACATATTATTTTGAATAAAAGATAAATTTAACTTACCTTCTATTTTTTCATCCATAATTCTATATACAGACCAATCATCTAATTCTTCTGGTGTCATATATCCAATCGAATTTACAACTTCATTTTCGTCATAATAAAGTATATAGTTAAAAGGGAACAAACCCTCTGATTCGTTTTCTATAAATGGTAATATTTCATAAGACAACTTATTTACTATTCCGTAATTCAAATATTCTTGAGGTTCTATACTTATTGTTCTCACGAGTTTAATGCGGTTAAAGTGTTAATAATAAATTGCCGTAAAGTTTGATTATTGAAATTATTGTTTCCGTGTCCACTTGCTTGGTGCGAATTTACATCCATTTGACTTGGCCCACCAGATTGCCCCAATAAAGATAATTCAGCAATTTCTTGATTTAAAATAGATGCAGCTGGAGCTATAGTATAACTTAAAACTTGGTCATCTACTATATTGTTTACAGTATTCCCACTTCTTGTTCCGCAAAACCAATATCTTTGAAAAGTTCCCGCAGTTATTGGATTACTTTGTGCAGTACTTTGGCTTTGATTCATAAAAACTATTAATCTTGAAACACCAGCATTTAAACTTCTTTGCATTGCTGCACTTCTTGATGCTGTTGCAAAACCATTCCCCATCATATTTGCAGCATTACCAAAATTATAAAATCTTCCGTATATGAATTGCGAACAATTAAATCTATCTGCACCCCATTTTGGAGCTGTAGAGGGATTATAGCCCATAGTCAAATATCCTCCAGTAGAACCAGGAATATTTGAAAAATATCCAAATTGGTCTACCCAACTTAAATTAGCAACATTTTGTTCTTGCACAAAATAGTTGTTACTAATTATATTTGTTCTTGCAGCTATTCTATTTCCAGTACCAGCGTATAAATTTAACCTATCTAAACAATCAAAAATACCAGTACTAACCATTGGCTTAATTAGGTTATCATCTATTATGGTTAATATTGCATTATCAATACTTCCCCCATTAGCTATAATCCTATCTCTCCAAGCAATTGCTTGTGGACTTAAAGGAGGCAAATATCCTCCTTTATTATAGAATTTAACATCCAAACCTAAATATTTTGGAAACTTATTTTCTATAAAAATAGCCATTATAATAATATCAAATAAGATAAGTTTCCAGTTCCAGATACTAATATTTCACTTGCATTATTACAAGGAATAGTTAAAGGAGGACTAGTTAAAGTTAAAGTATTTCCGTTACCTGTAACAAAACTACATTCTGACATTAAAATTATAGCTTTACATTTGAAATCAGGTAAAGCAGTAAGTGTACCTGTTAAAGCAACAAGTGAAGTTCTACTACCACTTGCGGTAACAAATCTAAAAGAGTCTAAAATAGATTTGAGGAATGACTCCCCAGCGGTTAATCCACTCATATTATTTTTTTAGTTATACGTTGAACATCTATATATATAGCGTTGTATTCGTCTTCAGTAAGATAGTCATTAACATAATTTCTATCTTTTAGAATTCGACTGTACAAGTACAGAAGTTTGGCTTCATCTAAACATTGTTTAGATATTATACCAAAACTTAACTTATTTACAAAGTTATTACTTATTTTCTGAATAGACAAATTTATATTGTTAATTGCAGAAAGATTTTGATTTTTATCCATTACATTTACAATCAGAGTCTGAACAATAGTTAGAAAGTATGTCGTAAAGTTGAATTGCTTTAGGTTCATTATTAAACATAGCGTTTATGAACATAGCATCATAAAGTAAATAGTTATTCATAAGTGTATTTACTTGTTTGTCTTTACAAGGACAATTTGATTCAGGAAGTGCTGCAACTCTAGAATCTAGACAATCTTTAATAGTTTTAGAAATAGGTACAAGTTCTACAGCTTCATAACCAACATTATAGTTAAGATAACCTGTTGTAGTTGTACTAGCATAAGGTGTAGATAAAACAAAACTATTTGTTGAAGGATTAATAGTTGTAACATTATAATATACAGCAGTTCCAGATACATTTGTTTTTAACTTAGCTATATTAGCAAAAGATTGAGGTGAAGCACCATAAGTTACAATGCTTGAATTATTTGTAACATTTATGCTTTGAGTATTAGCAAAATAAGGAGTATAACTTATTTTCCAAATACCTTCTTCAATTATTTCGTCAACATTTAAACCTAAAGCTACATTAGTTATAGTATAAGGAGATATTGTTGCAGTATAAGCTTGAGCAGCATTTAAGTCAAAAGTATAAATAGTATCACTTGGTGAAGTAAGAACTATTCTTGTAGAAACAATATCTGTTCCTGAACCACTAGCTTCTCTTAAACCAACAGGGTCTTGATTAGAACCATATCCAGTAATACCATATCCAGTAGAATCAGTTATAATAATTGATTTCCAATCAGTAGAAACTGATAAATTTATTTTAATTTGTAAAGCCATATTTAAATATTTATACAAAGATAATAAAAAAAAGCCATTACAATTAAGTAATGGCTTTTTAAACATGAAAAATCAGAAAACTATGCGTTAATATAAGAGCTAAGGATTGTAGGAATAGCTGAACTAATTAAAGCATTAGTAGAGATAGTTCCAGAACCACCAGCGTTAACACAGAATATTTGAACATCGTGCAATTCTTCTTTTGCGTTTCCATCACCAGCTCCGTTATTAGGGAAACTCTTGTAAATAACAGAGTAACCATCATAAAAAGCAGTTTCTGAAGCAAAATACTGAACTGGGTAAGGTAAGAAACTTCTGTTTATGTTACCTTGATAACCTTGCCACTGAAGTTCTTGCTTTCTAGCTTGGTATCCAATACCGTAACCGATGTTGAAAACACCTGAAGTAACAGCACCTGAAGCAGCTAAGTAAGATTGAGCAGCAACACCATTATGAACGATTACAGTTCCTAAAGCATTTCCTGATACACCTACAGCGATAGAAGTGTTAGGTCTTAATTCAGTAAATGAACTTCCGTCAAACCAGTTACCTCTTGAAACTACTCTAACACCAGCTAAATCGTTAACATCAGGGGCAGCATCTAATCTACCTAAAGCAACAGTAGCAACAGTAGCACCGATAGCTAAACTTTCGTTTACATAAGGAGCATCAAGAATGATACTTGTAGCTGAAGGCATAGCTGCGATTTTGTAAACAGGTAAAGTAGTAGTAGTTGCATGACCTACACGAATAAAACTACCTACTGACAATGGAGTAGTACCACCAACAGTTGAACCAGATAAAGTTACGTTAGCTGAACCATTTACAAATGTACCAGTTACGTTTGCAGGAGCTGAAGTTACTAACTGAGTTGAACTTTGGTTAGTTAAAACTGAAGCAAATACGAATCTGTCGTAAGGGAACAAAGAAGCGTTTAACGTCTTAGCATTAACAGCTTTAGCCCAATCATAAGCTACATTAAATGCAGTTGCTTGAGCAGCAGTTTGATAATACAAAGAAGCTAAGTTAAATGGCATTGGTACAGTTCCTAAAGAAGTGTTTGTTATAGTCAAGTTATAAGTTCCAGCAACACTAGCTTGAATAGTGTCCGAACCTGAACCAGCATAACCTACGATATCAACATTAGGTACAGCAGCAATGTAAGGTACAGCAGTAGTGCCAGCCTTAACAATACCATTAGGATAGATAATTACACTTTTAAAATTACCACCAGTAACTCCACCTTGAGCAATCATAATAGGCAATTGCTTTTGAGCAGCACTACATGTAGTAGTAATTAGTGTAAAAGCACCAGTTTCAGCGATAGAGTAAATTCCAATTTCTCCAGCAGCTAAAAGGGCAGGGTTTGCTTTAGCTGAATAAGCTGCGGCATTTCCGAAAAAAACAGTTTTTGACATTGTTTTGTTTTGTTTATTTGTTATTAATTAAAAAAATTATTCATTAGTTGCAACAATTTCTTGATGCGTTTTATATCTATCACCAGCTTGCACTGCTTCTAGAAGGTAATCAACTGTCATACTTACTATTTCAGGATGTGTGTGCTCAGGTAAGTCACAATCTTGATTGAGAAAATACGATACAGTTCTTGGGGTACGAAGATACGATAAAATAACATCAGTTACAACAAAAACATTTCTGTCTATGTATATGTTAAAGTTGTAGTTAGATGTATAATATAAAGGAAAGTCAGGAACCGTTTTGTTAAACGGGTCTACTTGCATTGCAAATATATCATCTTCTTGAACTAACTTTCCAGCAACAGTACTGTTAGGTGTGTTGCTATAATATGTTTTAATATTACTTGAAGTAAGTAAGTTAACATAGTTAGTTCCGTTAATAGAATATTGCCAAGCAGTAGTTGTTTTATTTACAATAATTAATTGATTCTTAAAGTAAGAACCATTATAATATTCATAATAAAATTCATATTCAGAATAATTATATTTTTCTCTTAACTTTTGTAAAATAATTCTAATAACGTAAGTTAAATCTTCAACAGTATTATAGTTACTAGCTTCAGGACCTAAAGTTAATTCATAACCACTAGTAAAGTTTCTTAACTTAAATAATGTCCAATCAGTAACTAAACTAAAATCGAAAGTACTTGTACTTGTAGTTAAAGTAGTAGAGGTATAATTAAAAGTACCACAATCATTTTCTGAAACTCTAAATCTAGAATTTACTGCAAACATATAATCAGCAGGAAAATAAAAAACTACTTTTTCATTTATATCTGGGTCAAAAGAAACAGGTAAAAATGCTTTAGCTGAATAGTTAGTAACTAAACTTCTAAGGTCATCAATTCTTTTTTGAGTCATCTCAAAACCTTTACCTTTTAGGTTTGAAGTAGCGTTATATCTTTGTTTTATAAATCTTAATATACTATTGTTAAGTGCAAAGTCTACCTCTTGTTCAAGAATGTTTTCAAACAATGCTGAATTGATTTTATTCATTTCAGTAGCAATAGACGTGTGCATTTCTTTTATATTCATAGTATTTATGTGAAACCGACTAAACTCGTCGGCTCAATTTTTATTTTGATTTTTCTACTTTTTTAGTTTCTTTTTGTTTAAAACCAATTCCCATATTATTAAGTTTAGCTAACATAATAACATAAGCTTCGGAATTATTAGGATTCTTTAAATAAGCAATAGATGCATTTAAATCACCTAACGGTTCAGAACCGTAAACATATTCGTTACCTACTTTTTGAATAACTTGACTTTCAACCATTGAAGCAATTTGTGCTTTAAATAACAAGTCTGGGTCAGACACAACACTCATAAAGTATTCAGGGTCTTTTTCAAAAATTTCAGAAACTTTAAGTTCTTTTTCATCCTTACTTAAAGAAGTAAGCCTTGTAATAGAACCTAACTCTTTTGGATATTTAGTAGTTAATTCTCTAAGAACCCAATCAAGTTTAACTTCATCATTAATTAATTCTGCAAATTTAATTGTAGCATTAGTTTTTGATTTAAGTTTAGTTGTACGTTTAGTTAACTCTAAAGCTTGGTCTTCAATATAATATTCTTTGTATTGGTCAATATCGGCAGAAGCTTTTGAATCAGCTACTTTAGGATGTTGCAAACAAAACTTATATTTCAAATAATCTTCCAATACTTCTGGTTCACCACTTTCATCAATTGTAATATTAAGTTCTTTTCCTTCATAAGGAACAGTAATCATAATATTATTAAAATACTTGTTTACCTCTTGTCTAAATTTAGGGTCACTACTTTCTACTCCTAGAATTCCTGGCATCCATTTTTTCATTTCTTCAAATGTAACACCTGTACCTACTGCACCAGACTTTAAAAGAAATCCGCCAATTGTAGCAGACCTTTCTTGAGTTAAACTAATGTGTACGCCATGTCTGCGTACTTCTTTTCTTTGAATCTTAATCGTTTTCATTTTCTTTATCGTTTTATTTTAATTGTTTTTTTAATTTTGGTTTATTTAAAAATAAAGTGAGAGAGATTTTACTCTCCCTCACTTATTTAAAACTATAAACCTGCTGTACAAGTTAAGTCGATAGAAGTGTTAAACCTTCTAAGTACAACTTGACCAGCTTTTAAGAAGTGTACTGAACTACCGTCTTTATCAGTAGAGATAGTATCGTTAGCTGAGAAGCTAGTTCCAGCAGCAGCTTCGTTGATACCTTTTACCATACCACGTAACATGCTACGTCCTTTTTTGCTTACCATAACTAAGTTACTCATACCATCATAAGTAGAAGTATCTGTGAAAGCCATACGGAAAGACTCAAGAGGCAAGTTAGGATAGTTAGGATGTTTAGGACTAGCTAAAGCTTGAGGTCCGTTATCAAAAAGAGAAGCAGTTTTGATAATAACTTTGTAACCATCAACGTGTTGATATGTATCAAAGAAACCACCTAAGCTCAAGTTATATCCAGAACCACCAACGAATTTGTTGTCAGTTAATTTGATGTAACCTCTGTTTGATAATTCAGCTTTCATTGCGTTGTCAAAAGCCATACGACCACCAACACCAGTGAAAAGAGTAATTACTTTATTTTCAGCATCACTCATACCGTAGAAAGTATCACGGATTGTTTGGTCAATTTTATCAGCAGTTAAAGTACCATAAGTATCTTTATTAGAGATTTGCTCAAACATACCTGAACCCCTTACAATAGGATTACCTTGTTCGTCACGCTCATTGATAACACCATAAGCATCACGATTAGATTTTGAATACCAGTAGTTAGTTTCACATTCAATACGGAAACTTAAATTATGCTGATACTCTTCGTAAGGCCAATACATTTCTTTAGTACCTCCACCTTTAGTGTCTAATTGTACAGTTTTAGCTTTACGATATTTAATGTTACCTTCATAAGCGTAACCTTTACGAATAGTACCTACATCACCACGAACTTTAACAGGAGCAGTGCTAGTAGATAAGCTACCGAATGAACCAAAACTTGCTACTGAATTCCAACCAAGTGCATATAAAGCACCAGTTGCTAATTCGCTTGCAGGTAAAGTTTCAGAAAGATTTTTAGCTACCAATTTTACTTTGTAAGCCCAGTTACCGTTAGAGTTATCTCTACTAGTAATACGTAATTGATAACCTAAAGGAGAAAGGATGGTATAACCTACAGGAAAAATACCTTCGTTAAAGAACAAAGTTCCTTCAGTTCCAGATACACCAAAAGATGTAGAGTAAGAACCAGTAGGAGGAGCTTGTAAAGGAACTGCCTTCATCATACGTCCAATTACATCATACTCGAATTCGTCACCATCTACTTCTTGAATAGCTTGCATACCTTCAGAAAGATACATTAGAGGGAAACGTGAACTCTCTTGACCCATCATATGTGTGAGTACAGGAGCGATTTTGTCAGGTTGTGCGTTAATTAAACGAGCAAAAGAAGCATCATTGCTTTTCATTTGTTCGTTCCACACTTGGTCCATTAGAAATTGTGCCATTTTTTATTTATTTGTTTTTTTAAAGTGTTTATTTTATATCAAATAATATATCGTCAGAAATACCACCTTTAGGAACATTACCATTTTTCAATTTAGTTTGTCCCGAAGCCAATCTTTCTCTTAAAGTTTGAGCAGATTGAGTTTTAACAGCAGCAGTAATGTATTTATTTAAATTAAATTTATTTTTTACTGCGATTGCTAAAGCTATTCTGTCTTCAACACTCATATTATTTAAATCTTCTTGTAGTTGCGGAATTCCAGCTTTAGTTGGTTTTGACATATATTCCAACATAACTTTTTGTTCTGCAACTGGAATATTAAAATTATGAACTCTACCGCTTTTAATAGTAGAATCTATAGTATTCCAATATTCTTGTATTCTTTGTCTTTTAATTGTATCTTCAGCTTTTGTCTTTTCAATTAAAGCAGCTCTTTCTTTTTCTTGAGAAGCAGCTAATTTAGTTGAAGCAACTTTTGATGATTTTTCTAAAGTACCAGCTATTTCTAAATCTTCAATAGCATCTTTAATTTCTTCATCATTGTAATCCATCTTTTTATAAAAAGTACGCATTACAGCTTTTTGTGCATCTTCATTAGTTAAATCAATTGATTTATAATCAATTTCTGGTTTAACTGAACTAAAGAACTTTTGTATATCTTCTTCCTTTGCATCAGGACCTAACATTTGAAGATAATCAAAAAAGTTAGAACCTACTTCAGGTAAACTTTCTAACCATCCGTTCAACTTTTTGTCTGCTAATTTATCAGCAGCACTTTGAACAAATGCAGAAAGACCTTCTTCAGTTTCTTCAAATTCTTCTTCTATCTCTAGCTCTAAACTTTGAGCTAATGTAGAAAACAAATTAGAAGTAACTTCTGGTTCTTCTTCTTCCTCATTTAATTCTGGTTCTGGTTCTGGTTCTGGTTCTGGCTCTACAATTTTCTCAACTTTTTTAGGTCTACCTCTTTTAGGTTCTGGTTGAGGTTCTGGAGCTGGTTCTGGTTCAGGGTCTAATTCCGTTTTTGGAACAACCCCTGTCGGGTTTATGTCTACCTTAGATATGTCAAAATCTAATTCGTCTAACCCTTCGTTTTCAATCATGTCTGTCATTTTCTAATACAAAGTTAATTTGTTATTTTATTGTTTTATTAAGTTTTAATTTCTCTTATATATATAACACTACTTACTTCTAGGTTTACTCTTTGCAATTCTTTCTTTACTTTTCATTTCTTCTCTCTTTAATTGCATTTCTTTTTCTTTCATCTGTTTCTCATGCTGTTGTCTAGACAAATCGTTCATAATATTAGAATCAATTGCTTTATTTTTTAAAGTTAATTCTCTTTCTTTTAAACCAGCTTCAATCATAGATTCTTGAATAGCAACATTATCATCACCTTCATCCATACCTAAAGCAGTAAGTTCAGTTTTACGTAAATCCCATTCTCCTTTTCTATCAATAGCTTCTAAGTTATATTGATGTTGTAATTCAATAACTTCTCTTTGTTTATCTGCTAAAGCCATTTCACCTTCTTGTTCTTGTTGAGCTACTAATTGATTGTATTCTTGTAACTTACGTTCAGCAACTTTAAGTTTAACTTTAGCTTGAGATATAGTTTCTGAATCTAATACTTCAGCAATAGTAGAAGCAGCAATACCATTTTGCATCATTGGTTGAGCAAGTTGTTTAATTGTATTAACTCTTTCTTGTTCTTTACTTGAACTAGATATAGCAATACCGTATTCAGTTTCACAATGCTCAAATCCATTAATATCCATATAAACTATGTTAGTAGAATCAGGCATTGCATAACTTCCTTTTTTACCATTAAGCCAAGCTATTTTAGAATAATCAATTAAACCTTCTAAATCTCTTTGTTTAAATTGTTCAAAAAGAGTAAAGTAAGTTTCAGTAATTAAAGAACTTTGCAATACTGCTCTTTCTACACCACCTACAGTTTCAGAAGATTGAACTTGACCTTCTCTTTGTCTTGTTATACCACAAACTTCCTCCCATTCATTTTTAATAAATGCTAATAAATCTGTGTACATTTTAATAGTTTGAGAAGCTAACTGAAGTCTTGTCTGATGTGTAGCATTCATTTTAACATTGTCTTTGCTATAATCGACAAACAACATACTTACTCTATCAGCATATTCTAACCATTTATCCATTGACCAACCTAACGGTTTCCAATTAATATCAATCAAAGCCATATCATCTTTCATTTTAGCCATTGCTAATTTAAGACGATGAAAAGTAGCATTATATAAAGTTTGATAAGGTATTCCTAAAGAAACTAAAGATATATTTGTAGAGTTTACATTAGACATAATTCTACCATTATAAGGTAGTTTACATTTAGATAAATTATCTAAATTACCTCTTTGATTAGGTAAAGGTCTAATTTTAACAAACATTGTTAAACCTATTCTGTAACCTTCCCATACTTCACTTACCCAATGCCATGTAAGTTTTTGGTCAGGAGTTGCTTTGTATAATTCATCTACTTCTAAAGATTGAGGTTGACCCATTTCATCTATAAAGTCAACAATACCAATTTTTTTACGAGATTTCCAACATATGTGCATTACTTCAATTAATCTAGACCATCTCTTATTATTTAAACTTCTATCAAAAAATATAGAAGAGTTAGAAGTAAGTGCTGGTCCTGATACAGCTAAAGTATCAATCATTTTAATTTGTTTTTCATCAAGTATATCATAAAATGTATCTATAATAGATGAAGGATGCATATATTTACGTCTTACTACCCAATCTCCATCTTCAACAAATTGTATATCAGGGTCTTTATCAAAATCTATATCAAGTGGGTTAACTGTTTCGTAAACAACTTCATTATGAACTACATCTTTGTGAGAGTAAATTTCTCCACTTACTAACCAATGAAAAAAATTTAAATCTAATTTTTCATCTAAATGTTGTTGAACTTTAATATAGTTAATTGCGTTTTGACCAATAATAGCTCTTTTATCTAAATAAGTAGATTCAAAATTTTCTTTAACTCTTTCAGGTAATTCTACCTCTTCCGTTTCAACTCCTGTAGCGACGCCTAATTCGTTAAGTTTATTTACAAATAAAGATTCTAAAGTTTTATTAATTTCTTCATTTAAAGATTCAGTCATGTTAGTAACAACATCGTCATTAACTACATAAACCATATCTTTTTTAGGACGTTTATTATATTCAGAACGTAGTAAATCAACTTTAGTTTTAATAATAGGATAACTTTCTACATCACCCCAAGTACCTTCAATAGGTTTACCAAAAGGTTCTGTAATTAGTTTATAATCATCTGTATGAATATTGCCATTATAATAATCGTATAGTTTCTTTATCCAAATCTTTTGACTATTAGTCGTAAAAGTAGACCTGCCTATTATAGCATTCATTGTTACTTTACCCCAAGCAAAATCATCTTTTATTTTGTCAGCATAAGATATATTTTGATTTGGTATATCAAACAACATTCCTACTTGATTAGTATTTTCCATTATTTAAATTTAATTTACAAAGTTAGAGATTCAATTCATTTTTACCAAATTCTGTGTCAAACCTTCTAAAAAATTCATCTTCATAGATTGAAGTTTTTCTTTCGCTTACTGGAGGTTTAAGTAACAATTCTTTTTTATAAAGCATTGCTACAAGCATTGCAGAAACTCTATCAAAGTTACCTTGATAGTCAAATTTAATAATTTCCTCAAGTAAAGGAATACTATAAATTTTATGAAGATTTAATTCTTGAACTCCATTTAAATCTTTATCTCTAGGTGCTAATAGCCAATCTTTTAAATAACTTACTGCTGTTTTTTTAACCTCTAAATTACTCATACTCACACCATAACGTCTTCCTAATTGCTTACGTGGAGCGTCACTACTGTCATAAACTGTAAGTTCAACTTCTAATCTATGTAATTTTTTATTAATTCTAGCATAAGATTCTATATCACCATCTCTATCATTTTCATATACAATTTTACAATTGTAATGTTCAGCCATATCAAATAAAGTTTTATTAAAATCATCATGCCTTTCTGGTCTAGCTACATATTCACATACAATTAAATCAAAAGGTTTAGAAAAATTATTTATTCTTTTAAAAACATAAGCTGAACCTAAAGAGTCTCTTTTAGTTATCTTTTTATCTTTTCCTTTATCAATAGCATAAGGGTCAACAGCTATATAATACAAATCATCAGGAACACCACCATTCATTTTAAAAGGAGGTTGATACATAATAACACAACCTTCTCCATCTACATCAGGTTTGTAAGGAAAATTAAGTATAGGTTTCAAATCATCTTTTGGTTCAAACTTAACTTTACCATCTGTATCAGTATAAAATATACCTGTAGTACCTAAATATTGTAATTCTTTACGGCTACGTATTTCGTTAATCTGTTGATTTAGTTCAGCTTTAGGAAAAATGTTAGTTCCCATTTTAATAAAAGCTTCTTGAGGAGTTCTAGGAAATTCTGCAAGATATGCGTCAAGAGCATTTCTATCTTTTGAACTTCTTTTAAGTCTTTCAACTTCTTGTTCAATAGATGCTTTAGCTGATTCTATTTCAGATACACCATTAGTTATAAAACCACCTTTAGAATAATAATCTGGAAGAAAATAACCTATTGTTGTATTACTTTTTCCTTCATCATATATATTTTGATATGCTCTAAATCCATGTGTTTCAGGGTCATAAAACATTTTTTCAAAATCTACTTGACCTCCAGCAAAATCACCACCTGTTCCAAAAACAAACATTTGTCCTGATACGTTAGTACCTTCTTGAACAAGAGCTTTAGTTGCATTATATGTAGCTAAGAGATTACCAAATGTTCCTGCTTCTTCAAAAAGTACAATATTAGCATCCTTTCCCCTAAGAATACCTGCATTAGTTTTTGTTGTAAATGCAAGTATCTTACTTCTAAAACCTAACTTAATTCCGTTTTCTTCAAAACCACTTTCTATTTCTTCTTTAGGTTTGTTAACTAATCTATTTTTTCCAAAATCAGTATATTGTTGTAAAAAATTTAAATAGTTTACAGCCATACCCATTGTTTCTTCAGAATATGTAGACAGTTCTGCTACAATTAATGAAGTAGATGCACGAGTAAAACTATACATATATGCGCATTTAGCTGCATTTTTATACGAATATCCTCTTCTTCTAGGTTTAAGAATAATCATATGTTCACCTTCTTCTCTAGCTATTTCACATTCAGTAAAGTAAAACCAATCACTATCCCAAAATGCAGGAAAAGTAACTTGTTTTTCTACTTTCTTTTTACTAATTTTTTCTACATTATTACTAGCAGCAGTTAATTTAATCTGACAAAAGTTAAGATAGAAATAATGTTCTCCTGTAATTCTAACTCCACCTACAGAATAACCGTTCATGCAATAATGTTCTTGTAAATCCCAATACTCTTTCCAAGCTAAACTATTTTTAGGTTCATCTATATAACATGGATTTCCTCTTAAACTATTTAATCTAAATCTAGTAGCTTCAGGAGAAAATTCTTGAGTATTAATATGACTAAAATCTATATCAAACATTACCTTTCCCTTTCACTAATTTGCAAGTTTCCTCTAACTTTAGCTGCTTGAGTTTTGTTTTCTTCTTGTAGTTTCTTTTGTAATTTCTCTAATACTTCTATATGATTAGGTATTTCTTTACTGACTTTCAAGAGAGCAGTCAAATCGTTCAACATTAACTCTGTTCCTGATACGATTTGACCTCTCTTATTATTTATACCACTTTTGTGTTTACCGTCTTTTAAATCTTGTTTTAATTGTTTAGTTATTTCAATTATAATTTCTTCAGATTCATGAAGAGAATTTAACATACTATCTACAGTTCTAAGTGAGGGAGTTTTAATTAATTCTCTATACTTTAATATAGCTAATTCAACTGCTTTATCTGGTTGCCAATCTTCATCTACTTCATTAAAAATATCACTTTTTAATTTATTTTTTCTTTCAGATTCAGCATAATTATAATACCTAGAATTAGGGTCAGCCATATGATAAACATAAGCTATTTCTTTTTTAGCTATAAGTTTTTTTCTACCATCATTATCACTTCTTCCAACTTTAATTCTTTTAATTAATGTCTTAAACTCTTCTATTTCAAACAGTTCGCTTTGAATCTCTAGATTTAATTCTTCTGTTAATTTCAATACTTTCATCTTTTTTCATTGTTTGAGCAAGTAAACCAGAAAACTGGTCTACAAACTTTTCGTCTAACCATAAATCACTATTCATATAATAAAGAATACAATGTATTAGCTCATGATAAAACACATGTTCTATTGTTTCTTTTTTATAACTAACCCAATTCTTCTTAGATTTATATTTATCAGCTAAAACTATTTTATTTTCTTGATAAAGATATTGCCCAAAACAATCGTTTTTGTGGCAATATTCATTATCAATAACAACAGTAATAGTATGATTTAATATTTGGAATTCTTTAGGTATCATGAAGTTTACTTAGAACTTGTTCGATAGGTTCTTGTACAAATATACAACGACCATCGTACAAATTCAATATAGTATGTTCTCCATTTTTAGCAACACACTCTATTTCAGCTTCTAACCATTTAGAATTGTAATATCTTTTTTCAGAAAACAATTCGTCTTCATCTTCTGCTGGTGGAGCAATACCTAAACTACTATAATCAATATGATTATCGTTTAGTAATTTCACTAATACTTCAAATTCTATAATTTTCATTTTATTGCTTCTTTTAAATTCCAATAAGGTGTGAACTCGTGAACTTTAGGGTCTAATTTAATAACTGGAAATGCTGATGAAGTGTGAAGAGAAAAGAATCTTTTAGCATAACCACTATTTGTTTGAGCAGTTCCACTATTTACAACACATCTTACTTTATCACCATCAACATATTTAATAACTCCAGGATTATGAGAATCTCCAGCCATTGCTATCTCTCTATCTTGAGCCATTCTTCTCATATATCTCATTCCACCATGACAAGGATTTTCTAAAGAATAACCTCTAAAAAAATGAGATACAGCTATTTTATAAATTTCATTTCCTATTTGTAAATCTAAATGACCAATACCATTAAAATAAATATGATGTCTTTCAAATATTTCAGCATATTTAGAATAACCAGTTACATTTTCTTCTCTCATTACAGCATGATTGTCCCAAGTAGAACAAATAACTTTATGAGATATTTCTTGTAACCAACTGTCTAACAATAACATTTGATATTTAGGAGGAAGAGCGTTATCTGCTACTTCTAATACTCCTCTTAATTTAATAGACATTTGTAATAAATCTCCTAAAAGAATTACATACAAATTAGGTGTATTAAGAATTTCATCAGTTACTTTTTTAAGTACTTCGTAATCAGTACCCCAACTACCAAAATGACTATCGCCTAAAGCCATTATATAAATAGGTTCATCTGTAACTATTTTAACTGTAGCTTTATCTTGACTACTTTTAGCTTGACTAAATAAAGATTGTCCTTTTTGAACGTGCTCTACAGCATCTCTCCAATTAAAAGTTCCTACCTTTTTATCAGTAACTATTTCAGGCATTTCTATTTTTTCAGGAGTAGGATTCTTACTATTAATAATAATAGAAGCATATCTTCTAGCTGTTCTGTGAGAAAAAGGAAATACTTTAACTAGTTCATCTGCTATTTCAGTATAACTAGCGTTAACGTTACGATTGTGTAATTCTAACACACTATTGATTATCTCTTTATTTATCATAATGTTGTTTTTAAAGAGGTTTCATTAGGTCTAGTTAAAATGTCTAATTGTTGTAAATATCTCATTAAGATATTTTCCGCACTTAACTGAATACTTTTAGTAGCAGCAGATTGAGGTAGTACAGCACATGTCTGTAATGTATCTACGCAAATTTTAATTAATTCCAATTCTTTGTCAATCTTCGGAAGCGGTTTCAACCATGTTCTTTCTTGCATCTTGTTCTTGTTTAATTTTTGTTAATCTAATAGCCTTATATTTTTTATATTCAAAAGTGCCTAGTCCTTTAAACTTTACACTTCTTCTTTCGTTAGGGTCTTTAAATGAATCTTCTGATATTACTTTAGCTGCATGTTTAAATTGAGAATAAAATATATCAATCACTTGACTCTGAGTTAGTTTATACTTTAAAGCTAACTCTTTAATCTTAGGTTTTAAAAATTCATTCATTATCCTTCTATAGTATAAGCAATTCGTACACCTCCTAAAGCTCCTGCTGTTGATTTCTCAACATAAAAAGTTATACTTCCTGCTGTTATACCTAAAGATTTAATTACAATATTTTCAGATACACTACTTCCAGGTGCTTGATTTCTAAATAAAGTTGCTGAAACTTTATGAGAAGTTGATGAAGTTATCAAATCACTATATATAGTAAAGTTGTTTACTGCTGCACCCGTTAAACTAACGTTTATATATCCAGTTCTTTGATAAGCTATATTATCGTTAGCAGCATTAAGATTTTCAACATAAACTAAACCTAAAGATTTAAATTTATTAAATCCAGCTAAGTTGTCTGGAGAATTACCAGCAGAAGTTGTAGTTACAACTAAAAACATTCCTTTAGTTTTAAGACCGTTATATATAACTATTTGTCCTAGAGTGTAGATAGTACTAGAGTTCCATTGTAATATTCCTATTAATACAGGAATGTCTCCACCTAAAGCATAAAAGTTTTCTGTTGGTGAAGAAGCGTTAATTGTAGGAAATTGGTCATCAACAGCTAACTGTTTATAATCCATTTCTGATATTTTTTTATCTGCCATTTTATTCTGTTATTAAAAATCCGTTATCTTCTTGTATAATAATTCTACCCCCATCTTCCTGTATTATAAAAGTTGATATTACAGGAACAAAAGAAGTAATAGTTATATTTACAACAATACTTAATATAACTCCAGTTATAACTCCTTGAATTAAAACTGTATTGCTATAATTTCCTACTGTAGTAGGAGTACCTGTTACATTAATATTACTACCAACTTTAGAAAAAGTTAATCCGCCAACACTAATGTTAGTTATAAAATTAAAATCTTCATTAAAAGTGTTAGTAACCAAACTATTAACTACACCTCCTACTAAAAAATTATTACTATAACTATTATTATTTATAACTAATCCTTGAGTAGGAGGAGTAGGAGTTACATTAGTAACTAATTTACATTTCCATTTAGTTAAATATCTCTTAATCTTTAAGTTATAATCATTAATGGTATATATTCTACCACAAAAAACTAACTCTTGACATTTATTGTAAATAAACAAAACTAGGTAGAAGTCATTTCTTCTAACTCTAATTATAAATTGGTCCAATTGATATACATTATAAGGAGCTATGTTCTTAACATACTTCCAACCTTCATAATTTAATGCATAATCAACTGTAAACAAATTGTCCATTGTACAAAGATAATTTAATTTTTAGGATTTAGATACTTTTTGCTTGTTCTTCTAGTAACTTTTTGTCTAAACTTATATTCTTCGTATGTTTCAAAAGACAATCTAGCATTATCTAAGACGTTAAACATTAAGAAGTTAGGTCTAACTTCAATAGCTAGACCTTCTTCTAATGCTTTATCTCTATACTGCTTGTTCGTCTTCAATTCTGTAATCATATTTATACCAGATAAACGATTCAAAAAGAATTACACAAGGATTTCCTTCTAAGAAATCAACTTGAGGAGGCATTCCTCCAGGAAAATCACTTAATTTAAGTGCTACTACATCTCCTCTAAGATATTCAGAATCAGGATGTGAAAGAATTACTGCACATCTAAACTCTCCTAATACTGTTGGTAATATAATACCTCCAATAGTTTTTTCTTTTTGAGGAAGTGGTTGAAGTACAATGCGTCCTTCAGTAACTTTTCCATTTAATTTTGCTAGTTTGTCAATCTTTGTAATGTCCAGCTCATTTGTTTCGATTAGTGTACCATCTCCTGCTACTCCTAATTTTCCTTTTACTTCTTTCATTTTATTATATTTTTACAATTTTTCTTTCAATTACAATACCTTCTTCATTTACAATTTCTTCAATTTTAACTTCAGGTACAAATGTTAAAGCTTCTGCAATGTTATTTCCTTGTTGAGTAGTTACTTGAATTACACAACCTATACTTTTAATTTGCATAGCTTTAGTAGATTTCATCCATCTTTCATTTTTAGAAGATGCTTTACTAATTAATTTAAAAGTGTCACCATTTCCCCAAAACTCAGTATCTTTTACATTTTTTATTGTTTCAGAAGCTGTTGTGTTTTTTAAAGTTTTACTATTAGTAAAAAATTTTTTTAATTTTTCTTTTATCATTTTGTTTTATTTTATATACATAAATTCTTTAATCTGTTCTATTGTTAAGTCTGGGTCATTACATTTAATAACACAACCTCTAATAATCAAATGTTCATACGTCCATCTGTTATCATAATGATTATAAAACTTTCTCCATAACCATCTTTGGCTTAAAAACCAATTTTCCAAATCTTTTTTCATTTTATTTCTATACTTATATTGTTTTCTCCAATTACGATTTCGTATTCTACTTCTTCTAAAAGTAATAATGATGCTAATTTGAGAATCTCTTCCATATTAAATTCCTAATTCTTCACATTTATACTTTACCCAATACTCATTATACTCACAAAGACTAGCTATCTTTTCTAATATTCGCTTAGTCATTTGATTACCAGTAGCTTTAACATAATCTAAAGTCCTAAAATATAAAGCTCCTTTCTTATGACCATTTTCTACTATACTATTATATTCTTTAACAATAAACTTTTCTATATTAACGTCATGATTCCTAACATACTTTCTTTTATTTCTATATGTAATGATTCCATCTGCATCTATATAATAAGAGTAATCGCTAAGTATTTCTCCAGTAACAGTATTTACTACTTTCCCATCTACAATTTGTAAGTTATTGTCTGTTACCATTATAATAAGAATTTACATTAATAAAATAATTTCCTGAACCTACTTTTCTAAAAATTAATTTTTTATCTAATAATTCTACTATACCTATATAAATATTAACTTTACTTTTATAACCTGTAAAAGCCATACATTCAATAATATCAATATTTACTTCATCTCTTTTAACACCTAAGTTTTTTAAAATATAACACAATACTTTAAGTCCAGCAGTAGATAAATCTTTAAGATTTTGTAAATCTTCAACAAATACTTTCCTATATTCTCTAGTATCTATAGTCTTATGTATTTCTTCTCCTAATTCTTGATATTGTTTTTGCTCCCCATTTTCATCTACAAAATAAACTACTTTACCTTTACTAATATAATGCAAAGTCTTAATATCTTCTTCTAATATCTTGGAAGGATTCTCACTATAAGATTCAAAATCATTTAATTTCTTGTTCATATTTCAGTTACTGGTTCAAAAATATATCATTATTATATATAAAACAAGTACTTTTAGTATTTTTTAGTTCATTTTATTTAAAAAGTAACTAAAATGAAAACTACGAGTTCATAAATCATGAACTGGGTATGTAGCAATAGCAAGGGTTTCCAGCTATTCTCTTCTTAAGTATATTAAGGCCGCTTTATGTTCTTAGAACATAGCGCAATGTTGCAAAATTTTTTTTAATTTTTTTTTTGAGGTTAGAAATATGAAATCCAAAAATGATTTTGTTTTCATATCCCCCTACCTAAAAACTATATGAAAAAATTAGTAAGGGTGTGAGAGTGTGTGGCAGGTCAAAAAAACACCCCCGACTCATGAACACACATTTAATATCCCCCTTATGATAAATTTACAAAGTTTAATGTCAGAATTAAGTAATTTTGGCATCAGAAAAGCATTAACACCTGTTAGAGAGTTCGACGTTGATGCAAATGAATTCAGAACTCTAAAGTTTACTCCTGATGCTAATTACAGCACAAACAAATTATTTAAAGTAAGTGTAGGTGACTTTACTTTAAAATGTACAGAATCCGTAATGGATGCAATTGCAACTAACGATGTCGCAGTTGTTGGCTTGTTTGAGTTTGAAAATGACAAGAAGGAATTGGTTAAGTATGCAAGGATTACAGGCGTTAAATAACGCTTGTAATTCTTCATAGTTATACCTATCTTTCATAGTTATCCACTCATTTTTCCTTCTACAAGTTATTGATATTCAGTCAAGTATACTGATAATTGTGGAAGGCAACCAATCCCTATTTTAGGTTGTCTTCCCAATTGTTCTTACAAAACTATAGTAATAGATATAACACTTTCAAAAAATAAACTAGAAAATTAACCATACATTTTCAACCATCAACCAACAAAAAAATTAACATCATGAAAAACAAAGCAAACTTATTCTTCATCATAGCATTAATCAGCTCACTAACACTAATATTTGTTCAATATATTGACAATCTAGACAATCAAAGTCTATTGTTCTTCTCATTTAGTTTAATATTATGTGCAATAACTAGCATATTTTTATTCATTCGAGAAAATGACAAATAACTCCTAATCCTAAGCATGATGTAAAACTGCTTAATTAATGCACCACAACTCATGTGGATATAAAGACTTCTTAGTTTAGAGGAAACTGGGTTATTGCCTGTTAGTGTAACTCTTGTAAAATATCTAAGATGTGAAACCACCTGATTATATAAATCTTGGTTTTGGAGTGATGTCCTAAAGGGTTAGAATCCCAATTACTCAGTATTAATCAGCTCCCAAGGATGAGCAGTTGTAATAGAGACAACAAGTAGCATAAACAGGCAATAATGCGCTATTACAACTGAGTGCAGAATACTAATGCTAAATAGTATAAACTAGTTATACATAAAGTAATGTAAAGCCATTACAACACAATAAGATGTGTTCAGTTGTATAATGAATAACAACCTGCAAAGTCGTAAAACATTGACACGACTATAAATAATAATGTCAGATGTGAGTCTGAATGTGTTGTTCCCTTGAGAAAGGAATGTATTTGGAAAGAGTGCTAATAAACCACTACAACACAAATGAGTTCTCAGCAAGTAGTTAACCAATAAACAGAAATGTTTAAATCTATATGGGTTTGGTGAAATCATATATTAACTACGTGACCCTACTCTTATATGTTCCAATAAGATTGAAGTCTGATGGAAATCGTCAAACCGTAAAACGTAAAGATGGACTTAGAAAAGCTAAGTAAGAAAGAGAGTGCTAAACAAAAATCAATTAAAGTCAATTAAAAACAATTAACAAACAAAACAATGGAATTAAAATTAAATTCATGGTATGTATGGTTATGGAATTATACATACAACGAAAAGTTACCAAGTAACTTATGCCCTTTCTTTTGGAAATTAGTATTAGCAATAATATTATTTATACCAAATTTTATTTTACGTTTACCTTTAGTCATAGGAAGTATTTTTAATAAAAAAATTGAAAAAGAATCTAGTGCATTAGGTGTAATTATATGGCTTCTATTATGTGCTTTTACAATTACAACATATACTTTGTTTCATTTTTTTATGTATTTATTTGATGCTTATAGTTATGATAGTGCAGCAGCTAGTTGTGGTGGTATAATTTTAGTATGTTTAGGAATAAGTATAATATATTATTATTTATGTGATAAATCTTATTATTTAGAAAATAGTTTAAAAAATAATATTATAATAAATTACAGTAAATCAGTTTATAGTAAATATTGTCCTAAAATTAATTGGAAATAGTTATGAAAAAAGAACTAAAAGATTTAGTAAAAGGTGATAAAGTTAGAGTAATTGCTGAAGCTAAATATAATAAAAATGCAGATTATAATCAATTTAAAATTGGTGATATTTATGTTCTTGAAGATTACTGTAATACTTATGTAAAAACTACTTGCGATAAAAGATTATCTATAGTTAATAGCAGTTCATATAATATTGAATGTGAACATTACGATGAAATAGAAAATAATTATGAAATATACTGATTTAGACTTAAACGATGAAACTCAAGTAATAGCTTGGTTAAAAGAAAACTATCCTATAAAAACTAAAGTAATTTCTCCTAGCACTGGTAAGCATACTTTTATTCACAACACGAGTGAATTTGAGAAATCTACTAGTTATGATAATTCTTATATAGTAAATGGTATATTTATAATTTATCATAGTAAACTTACAGAAACTCTACCATTATGTGATTTAGAACCACAACACTTAGAAAACAATTACGAAATTTATTAACTATTTAAAATAAAAAAACATGACAACACTAGTAAAAACATCAGTATCTTCACAATTAGAAGAAGTTACTAAAAAATTAGAAAAATTACAAGCTATTCACGAATCTGTATATAAAACAGGTAGTAGTTTTGCACCAACAGGATTTAATGCTATTCAAAGTGAAACAAACATTGAAACCTTAATTAAGATAGCTTCAGCTCAAATAGGTAAAGAAAGAAGTTATGAAGAAGCTGCAAAAGAGTTAGGATTGAGTCAATATCCTGTTTACAAAGAAAAAGGTTATACTAAAGATGAAATCATTACTGATATTAAACTTAGAATTGCAATTCTTACAACTGAAAACAAACGTAATGAGTTGTTAGAAATTAAACGTGGATTTGAAGAGTTAATGGATAAAGATGATAAATTAGCTTTATTGAATCAAAGAATAGCTAATCTTTAAACTAACAATAAAAGGAGAATTAATTTTCTCCTTTTATTATTAAATTAATTAAAAAGATATGAAATACATTATCGCAATTATTTACACTATAACATTAGTGGTATTTCCTTTATTTATCATACCTTTTTTGCAATGGTATAAGTTAACATTTTGTCAACCTGATACAGAATTATATCCTTTTTATATGATAATAGCTTTTATCTCAATAGGAATGCTAATTATGACTATAATGAGATGGGTTGTAGCATTAGCAAATGATAAACATATAAATAGTTAACTATGAAAAACATACAATCAACACACGCAACATTTGAACAATCTAAATTGCTTAAAGAGAAAGGATTTAATATATCTTGTAAAGAAGGGTGGTATGTAGCTCAATTAGACCCTTATAAAGGTCAATTATTTCCTGATGATACAGGAGGTAAACACGAAATAGAAAAACCAGAACAATGGCAAGTAGTTGAATGGTTAAGAGTTGAAAAGGGTATTTGGGTATGTGTAAATATAAACGGTTTAGATAAACTATTTACTTTTGATATTCATAACTACAAGCAAAAAGGTTGTTCGTTAGAGTCTATCCTCGATGGCGGGTTCATAACACCACAAGAAGCTTACTCAGCAGCATTTGATTACATTTTAAAAGAATTGATATGAAAAACATAAATTTGTTACCAACGGATAAACCAAGTAGGTTATGGTTGTATAAAAACTTTGATAATTTACTAACTGGATTAACAGTTGAAAAATCAAAAGATATTCATCCTCAACACATCTACATCACTTCTGATGAAGAAATTAAAGAAGGGGATTGGGTTAAACTATTTGTGAAACACATAAATAAAGAATGGGTTCATAAAATAACCAAAGAAGATTTACTTTTATACTCTGATTTTAACAATGAAGGTTCTAAAATCACCCTAACAACAGACCAAAACTTAATCAAAGATGGTGTACAAGCTATTGATGATGAGTTTTTAGAATGGTTTGTTAAGAATCCAAGTTGTGAGAGTGTTGAGACTGATTTAGTTCCTGTAAATTATTTTGGTTCAGAAACTATAGTTAATAGTTATGGGTTTTATAAATTTATTTACAAAATCATCATTCCACAAGAAGAACCTAAAAGAAAAATAGATACTTGTTATAATTTTAATATAGAAATTGGTTGTGTACAAAATATTTGTAGATGTGAACAAGAAGAACCTAAACAAGAAACTATTGAAGAAGCCTTAAATTATCAACTTAATTTTATACACGATGTGGTTAGAAATAAAGATTTTGATTTAGGTTTTCAAACAGGTGGAATATTCGGTGCTAAATGGCAAGCAGAAAGAAGGTATAGTGAGGAAGAGGTTTATAAATTACTATTAAAACATCAATCTGATTATAGAAGCTATGTAAGAAATTCATATCCGTTAACTTGGAGTTTTGATATTAAAGATTGGTTTGAAAAATATAAAAAGAAATAATATGGAAATAAAAAACGAGTTCATTCCATATGAACAAGCATTAGAGTTAAAACAACTTGGATTTGATGAACCTTGTTTGGCGCATTGGTATAATGAAACACCAACAAACTCAGAAGGTCAGTGTCTTGTTTATTATAAAAAGCCTTGGGATAATCAAAAGATTATAAAAGGAGTTATCAGAGATTATTATTTTGCACCACTCTACCAACAAGCATTTAGATGGTTTAGAGAGAAGTATGGTTACTTATCTAATATCCATGATTTTAATGGAAATTTTAAAGCTACTTTAAGTGGTAATTGTAATTGGTTAGGAAGTTGGACAAAAACTTACGAAGAAGCAGAACTTGCTTGTTTAATTAAATTAATTGAAATAGTAAAAAATAAATGAAAGAAAAAAATCAAAAAAAAGTAGCTGGATTTATATGTATATTGTTTTTAGTAATAACAGTTATTATTGGTATAATAGCTGTTTCACCACAAATGTTAGGACTTAGATTTTATACAATAGTTCAGTCAGTGTTATTATGGATTACAACTTTTGCATCATTAACAGTATGTTTTTTGTATGCAGAAGCTTGGTTTTCCTCTAATCATCATTATTTTGATGATTAAAAGATAAACTAGGAGGACACTAGTTTTTAATTTAAAATAAATAATAAAACAAAAAATCAAAAACTTAAAAAAAAGTGTTTGATTTGTCTAATAATTTATAATTCACGGAAAAAGCATGGGTAGTCCACCATGCTTTTTTTAATTTTTACACACAAAACCTAAAAAAATATTGTTTTATTTCTATCAACTTAAAAGATACAATCTGGTATTTTAAATGAGTCAGATAAATAAACAATTAGATTAATTTCTAAAATTATGACTGAAGAACAAAAAACAACAAACAAAATTGCAAAAGTTGCAAAACAAATGCGTAGCACACCGCAAGGAAAATCATTGAAAAATGAATTTATTCGTAGTATTTTAAATCATTCAAACAATCTGCCTCAATGGGGAGGATTAAATGTTAAACTTTATGAAAAAAATTAAAATTTTTACCTTAAACATCAGTACATATGGTGTATTTCAAGCAATTAAATCTTATTTAATGCAAAAGTATGTAGTTTATACTGCTAAACTTGTAAGAAATACTGCATATTTTAAAATTGGTTACTCAATTTAAAACTAAATATACCTCTTGAAAAAGAGGTATATTTTAATTAACTTTACAATGAAGGTTACAAGTCATCTATTTCTAATTCAAGCTTTTGGGCATGATATAGAAAAAATCAAAAATTGGTTACTTCAAAACAATATTGAAAAAATATATGTAAATGAAAACATTGAAGTAAACACACAAAATTATTTATCTAACTTTTTAACTTATAGTCATATAAAATGAACAAACCACTAAGATATTTACGTAATCCTGATGGAACGCCAATATTAGAAGACAATCAAAAACAATATACTGAACCTTTAACTTTAGGATTTAATCCAAACAAAGGACCTAACAGAAGACAAAGAAGACAATATTTACAAAAAGCAATTAGAAATCCTTTATATGGAATTTCTACATATAGTAAATATATTCAATTAGTTCCTGAAACAATTAAAGATGAAGAAGGTATTGTTGTAAAACTAGGTAGAATTTTAAATAACATTAAAAGAAAATTTAGTTATACAGGTAAAATAAAAGTTATTGACCATTATCCATATAAAACAAGATGAGTACTTTAACAAGAAAAAAGACAGTAAATGATTTAAAATCAGTATGGTATAACAAAAGTAAGACTGCTTCCATTACTGAATTAAAAATTATTTCTCCTTTAAATCAAACAGAAGTTTTTATGCCAGCACATAAAACTTTAAAATCAAAATTTAATCAAATCGTTTATCCAAAATTTGTTTTGAAAAAAATAAGTTTTATTAAACAAAAAACATTTAAATTCTAAAATTATGAATTACGTACAAAGATTACAACAATCTAAAGATTCTAAAGATGCAAGCAAAGCTTTAATGAATGCTCGTGAAGCTCATTTACAATTAACTAAAGATGCTTTAGATGCTGAAAAACGCAATTTAGCTGCTGAAAGTAGAGTTGAAATGCTAAAAGGTCAATTTCCTATTGATACTCAAGCTATTCTTGAAGCACAATATGAAGCTGAAGCTGCTAGTAGAAACTTTTTAGACCTTATTGAATTAGGTGCTGAATTGTTTCCAGAAAAAACAAAAACGTCTGTAAAAGAAGAAGCACCTGCTGCTCCTAAAAAAACAGTTAAAAGACGTACAACTAAAAGATAATTAATTTAAAACTTTGTGTTTCATAGAAGATATATAGATTAGAAACACAAAGTTTTATTTTATCTAAAAAAACTAATAACAATTAATAACAATTTAAAAATCAAAATTATGAATTTAATTCAAGTCGTATCAGTTTCGGAAATTAAAACTGCAAAAAACAATCGTCCTTACAAAGTAGTAGTATTTAAGGAATTAGACAAAACTATCAAATTAAATGGTAGAGAGGTTACTGTTAAATCTAATAACAATAACAGAACAAGAAATATCTGGGGTGAAGGTCATACAGAAGATGGTGTATTAATTAAAGCTGATGCTTTGTTTAGCAACATTACTGTAAATGATATCGTTGAAGGTTCTTTTCATACCTTCCAAACAACTCCTTATGCTATTGGTGACAAACAAGTTACTCAATATTCTTGTGTTGTATTTAGTAATGAAGATGCTGTAACTTACGCAAACCGTAATTTGAAGCAAAATGATGCAACTGTTTTAAACTCTGAAGCTGTTAGTTTAGCTCCAGCAGAAACAGAAAGAGCATTTTAATTATAAAAGGGGATTAATTTCCCCTTTTATTTTTCTATTTTAAATAACCCTTAAATAAAAAATTAGATGGAAGGCGTAGAAATACAAGCAAAAGATAGTGAAAATCAACTTCTTTGGAAAAAGAAAGATGGTAGCTTAGTAAATATTAGTACATTAAGTGATAGTGAATTAATAGAAGCTAGAAAAATATCAAGTTCTTTAATGAATAAATATTACAATTTTAAAGAAAAAGCTCTTTATCAAGTAAAAAAATGTGCCGATATTTGCGATTTACACACAGAATTGTTGGAACAATTAGATGAAGAACTAATTGTAAGAAAAAAAGTTTATGCTAAAAAAGCAGAATTGCTTATGAAAGCTGAACAAGATATATAAAATTTATCAGATACTCGAAAGAGTGGCAATTAGAGAACTCATTAAAAATGTGTTGGTTACGAGAAAACAGAATATCGCTCAAAATTGCTTCTGCTGATTTTAAATTAAATGAAAAGTTATGAAAACAAAAGAAGTAATTAGAAAAGCTTTAGATATTAAAGAATCAGGTAGAAGTAGTGATTTTATAACACCTAGTTTTATTTATGAATGTGGTCTAAATTGTTCATACTGCTATGTTAAAAGACATAGAGCAAAATCTATTACAATTGCTAAAAACATAGGAGATTTACTTACAGTAGTAAATACTCATGTTACATGGTTGCCTAAAAAAGAACCTAATCAAACGCATGATATTTATTATACGTATGACATAGGATGTAATAGCGATATAGGTTTACACAGAAAACAAATTAATTGGAAATATATTTTTGATTTTTTTAAAAATAACGATAAAGCTATGGCAACATTTGCTACTAAAGTTATTCCTTTAGATTTTTTAAATTATAATCCTGAAAATAAAATAAGAATTAGATTTAGTTTAATGCCACAAAAATATTCTGATTTGTTAGAACCTAATACATCTAAAATAATTGATAGAATTAAAGCTATTGATGCATTTATAGATTCAGGTTATGATGTTCATATTAATTTTTCTCCTGTAATTGTAACTGATAATTGGTTAGAAGAATACAAAGATTTATTTCAAATGGTTAATGATTATGTAGATTATAAAGATGTAGTTAAAAGTGAAGTTATATTTCTTACTCATAATAAAAATAAACATATTGATAATTTAAATAACAATGTAAAAGGTGAAGATTTATTATGGAATCCTGAAATACAAGAAAATAAAACTTCTCAATATGGTGGTATAAATATACGTTACAAACATAATCTAAAGTACCAATACATTGAAGAATTTAAAAAGATTCATAATGAAATAATTCCTTGGAATATAATAAGATATATATTTTAAAACAATAGTCAGGTGGCGGAATGGTAGACGCTGATAATGGGTTTCTTTAAGAAAAACGATGGATACCAACTAAGTAGTGTTTTATGCCTTCGGGTATTGGGTCTTAATAAAGAAAATTTGAAAATGGTTTTTCGTACAGGTTCGAATCCTGTCCTCGACCGAACAATGTGAATGAGAGGTATAGAAATATATCTCTCTTCTATTGTTTTTTAAATAAAAGGTTCGTATATTTGTGACTACAAAATTATAAATATATGAAAAGGTTTTTTGACAAAATAGAAAAAACAGAAACTTGTTGGATATGGACAGCAGGTTGTAGGGGTAAATCAGGATATGGAGCGTTCAAATTAGCTGGCAAAGTAATAGATGCTCATAGAATATCTTATGAATTACATAATGGCATTATTCCTAAAGGAATGTATGTATGTCATACTTGCGATAATAGAAAATGTGTTAATCCTAATCATTTATTTTTAGGAACAGCAAAAGAAAATCATCAAGATGCTGTTAATAAAGGTAGAATTATATTTGGATGGAATACTGAAAAATTAAAAAAACATCCAAGTAGAGGTGCTTATTTAAGAGGATGTAGATGTGATGAATGTAAAGCTATTAACAATATGATATCTAAAAGATATAGGGCAAGTTTAAAAGCAAAAAAACTGTCCTGACAACTAAAAATAAAAAAATATGGGATTTTTATCAAACATGTTGAGTGCAACAGTTAAAACAGTTTTAACTCCAGTTGCGGTTGTAAAAGATGCAGTTAATGTAGTAACAGGTGAAGAAGCTGATGCTACTAAAAATTTATTTTCGTCGGCAGTTGAAGATGTCGAAGAAGGATTCGATGATTTAGGAGAAGGAGAACTCCTTTAAAAAATAGTCAGGTGGTGTAAAAGTAACACATGGGTGACGTTTAACAGAGTATCATTAGTGACACTCTGTAAACAAAAAACCAAGCAACAGGCGCAGTACCTGTCCTGACAACTAAGCTTTCTGTATGGTGTGTAGAGAGATTCTACAACTCAAAGTCTTGTAAATTTGGCATGAAACAGTAAGAAAGCACTTTCCATTAGTGATGATACGTAAACATAAAATGTTAAGTAACTCTTGTAGCAAAAGACGTTATTATGGAGTGGTCACAGAAGGACTGTTGGAAAGTCATTATTGGTCTACGTAATTAGACTTTAAGGGTAAAATGTGTGTGTAAACTCTAGGTATTACGGCCTAGAGTTTTTTAAATTTAAAAATTATGAAAAGAACATGGGTATATGATTTAGAAGTATTTAAAGAAATATTTACTGCGACATTTATTGATAAAGATAGTGACGAAACAAAAGTTTTTGTTATTACTAAAGATAAAGATGATAGAAAAGAATTTTTTAACTTTTTATCAAATGAAGTTAAAGCTTTGATTGGTTATAATAATCTACATTACGATAGTCAGATAATAGAATATTTCTTAAAAAATAAAAATGCTACAACTCAGCAACTTAGAGATTATTCAGATTTAATTATTACTTCTGAAAATAGAAAACCTGATTATCCTGAATGGAAATTAACTATAAATCAATTAGATTTATTTAAAGCATTAAGTTTAAGTACATCTGCTAAACGTACAGGTTTAAAATGGTGTGAATTTATGTTAGATTTTCCTAATATAGAAGAAATACCTGATACATTAGATTTAGAATCAGTTTTATATTACAATCTAAATGACGTTCAAGCAACTAAATTTCTTTACAAAACTTATTATCATGAAATAGAATTAAGAAAAACTTTAACCGAATCTGAAAAAGTAAATTTAATGAATTGTACTGAACCAGATATGGCTAAAAAATTATTTTTAAGATATTTATCTGATGAAACTGGAATACCAGAAAATGAGTTAAAAGCTTTAAGAACTAAAAGAGATATTATAAATGTAAAAGATATAATATTTCCATATGTTAAGTTTGAAACAGAAACTTTTAATTTAGTTTTAAATGAGTTTAATAAACTTAAAATAAGACCTGATGAAAAGTTTACTTTTACATTACCTTATCAAGGAATAGAAATAGATTATGGTTTAGGTGGTTTGCATGCTGCTCCTAAAAATAATATTGTTGTAACTACTCAAACTCATACAATTAAAACTGTAGATGCAACAAGTTATTATCCTCATTTAGATTTTCAAAATGATTTATGTCCTGCTCATTTACCTAAAGATGCATTTTTAAAATTATATAAAGGTTTTTATCTTAAAAGAAAAGAAATACCAAAATCTAATCCTAAAAACTATATATTAAAAATTATTTTAAATGCTAGTTATGGTCTAATGAATGATGAATATAGTTTTCTTCAAGACCCTTTAGTAGGTTTAACTATATGTATTAATGGTCAATTACTTTTATCAATGCTAGTAGAAAAAGTTACAACTGAAATATCTGGTAGTAAATTAATTATGATTAATACAGATGGTTGTGAGTTTTTAATACCTAATGAAGATATAGATAAATATATGTCTATATGTAAATGGTGGGAAGATTTGACAACTATACCTTTAGAACATGATACTTATAATAAAATGATTATAAAGGATGTAAACAATTACATAAGTATATATAGTAATGGTAAAACTAAATGTAAAGGTATGTTTGAATTTGAAAACATTCCTCTTCATAAAAATAAATCATATTCTATTATACCTTTAGCTATATATAATTATTTTGTAAAAGGTATAGCTATTGAAGATACTATACGTAATTATAAAAATATATATAGTTTTTGTGCTGGAGTTAAAGCAAGTAGTTCACCTGAAAAAGGTAAATCTAAATTTGTTCTTTATCAAGTAATTGATGGTAAATTAGAAAGAAAAAAATTATCTAAAATAGTTAGATATTTTGTTTCTAAAAGAGGAGGTTATCTTATTAAAGAATATGCAGATAATACTACTGCTCAAGTAGAAGCTCCTGTTATGAAAGGAAATAAGTTAATTAAAGAATGGAAAGTTACTTATTTTAATAATTATTATGAGTTACCGATAGAAGAGTATAATATTGATTATAGTTATTATACAAGTAAAGCTAGAGAAATTATAAACAATATAGAAAATATACAACAATTAAAGTTATTATAAAATGGATAGAAATAAAAGGCAAGAAGAAATAATAAATAATTGGATTCAACATAAAGCTATGGGTTTTGTCGAAGCATTCACAGGTTTTGGTAAAACAAGATTAGCTATTCTTGCTATACAAGAATGCAATAGACGTGATGCAAATAGAGTAACTCATGTAATAGTACCGACAACAACTTTAAAAAATAGCTGGACAAAATCTAAAAAAGGTTTTATTGATACATTTAAACTTAAAAACGTAGAAGTATTTGTTATTAATACATATATAAAATTTGACAGAAGTTGTGATTTGTTAATTTGTGACGAGGTTCATAGAATGACAAATGATAACGCTTTACATTTTACTAAAGTAATTAATGAAACTAGATATAACTGGTTTTTAGGTTTATCTGCAACATTAGAAGCAAATCATATAGCTTTTCTTAACAGAAAAAATATAGTATCTGTAGGTAAAGTTACTGCTCAAGAATGTAAAGAAAATGGTTGGGTTGCTGATTTTATTACAATTAATTTTGGAGTAGAGTTAGATGATGTAGATAGAAATCATTACGATACATTACATAAATCTTTTAACAAATATTTTGCTACTTTTGGTCATGACTTTGATAAAGCTATGTCTTGTTTGACTAATAAAAATATTAGAGAAGCTCATGCAAGAGAGTTTAATATACCTGTTGAAAGAGTTATGATATCTGCTTTAGAATGGAATCGTAATATGAGAGAACGTAAAAATTTTCTTTACCATGCTCATTCTAAAATGACTGTAGCTAAAGAGTTAACTAAACTTGACAAACATATGATTTGTTTTAGCGAGTCTGTAGATTTTACTCAACAATTATGTGATGAAATAGGTGAAAAAGCAGTAAGTTATCATTCTAAAAATGGAGTTAAAGCTAATAGAGAAGCTTTACGTAAATTTATGGATAAGAGAACTAAAGTTAATTGTATATGTACTGCTAAATCTATGGATGAGGGTTTTGATGCTCCTGATGCTGATATGGCTATTATTTGTTCAAGAACAAGTAAACGTATTCAAAATGGTCAAAGGTCTGGTAGAATTTGTAGAGCTAAAGAAGGTAAAAAAGCATATGTAATTAATTTATATGTAAAAAATTCTCAAGATGAAGTTTGGTTACGTAAAGCAAGTAAAGGAACTCAATGTTTATGGTTAGACGATTTAGAACAATTAAAACAATTAGTAAATGACAGTAGATGAAGAACTTAAAAAATTATATGATTTATCAGATTTGATTAATTTGCGTATAAACTTTTTAACTAAAAATGATATAGAGTTTTTAAATAAAAATCGTTCATATTTTAACAAGCATATTGCTGAGTTTATTATTGATTTTATTACTGATGCTGAAAATATAAATAAAAAATTATTGACTTCTTCTTCTAGAAAACAAGAAATAGTTGCAGCTAGAATGCTTTGTCAATATTTTATAAAAATGTATACTAGTTTTACATTAAAGCAAATAGGTGAAATTTTTGGAAATCGTCAATATTCAACAATAATACATGCTGTTAAAACAGTAAATAACGGATTAGAAACTAACCGTAATGATTTTAATAATTTTAACTTATATGACGAAAGAATCAGAAATTACCGAAATACTGTTGTTGCTAAAGCAAAACTTATCTCCGCAAAATCTTGTGAAGAAGTTTTCAGCGGAGAATATATCGACAGCCTTATGGATTATAAATAACGAAGAAGTTGTTGAAATAGAAGAAGATTTTGAAATGTTAAATAAAAAATAATGTTCTTGTTTTCTGGGAATTAATTTCGTATGAGAGATTTAAATAGAAAAACAAAATGCTGTTAGATAACCCAGAAAATTACGTAGACTTTCTATGTAAAAACAAGTTAAAGACTAATCAGTTTCTTCTACTCTATTTATTATATACTGAGAAAATGGTAAAACAAGGTGCATCCTTGAAATTTACCAAAGGAGGTTTAATATATAAATGGAGTCATGAAGGAGCTGGTTGGACTAAAGACGAGATAAAAGATTTAGTAAACAAAGAATATGTTATATCTTTATCTCAAGATTATGCTTTTGACCAACTTATACTTACAAGTAAATTTGTAGATTTGATGTTTATTAATGGTGGCGAAGCTTTTGAAGAATTATTAGAATTATATCCAGATACTTTTATGGTTAATTCGACAAAAGTTTTTACAAAAACTGTAGATTTAGAAGAATTAGAGAAAAATTATGTAAAAGCCATTAAAAATTCTCAAAATAAGCACGAAGAAGTTAAAGAATTATTAACTTACGCTATTGAAAAGAACTTACTAAATATGAAAATAGACAAATTTATAGCAGGTAAAGTTTGGGAAAGTATAAAGAAAATTAAAGAATCGGAAGGAGAAGGCTTTGGAAAATCTATCTATTAGTGGTTTACAACATATATCGGAAATTGTAGACGAAACAAATGAAATTATACGAAAGTATAAATCAGGAGAATTAAGACCATTTAAAACATTTAGTAATAAACTAAATGATAAAATTACTGGTATATATAAAGGCGACCAATTAGTATTGCCTGCTCGTTCGGGCGTGGGTAAAAGTGCTTTTGTTACTATACTTGTAAAAGATTTAGCAATTAAATATCCTGATTTAGTTTTTATTTATTGGTCATTCGAGATGCGTTCATGGCAAAATGTAGCTCGTATGTATTCTGCCGAAGCAATGTTACCTGTAAAAGAAATGTTATCTGCTAATACACCTTTAGAAGAAGATACGTATGCTTCACTTGTTAATGCTGGTAATGAGTTAAGAAAAATACCTATGTATTTTAGAGACATTCCTGTTAACTTTAAACAATGGGAAAGTAAAGTAGAAGAGGTATCAACATTGTTTCCAAATAGAACTATAGTTAATATAGTAGACCATACTCGTTTGATAACATCATCTAACGAAAAAACAGAAGAAGAAAAAATTACTAATCTAATGCTTGCTGGAGTAAGATTAAAAAACAAACTAGAATGTATTAACATATTCTTGTCTCAACTTAATAGAAAAATAGAAGACGGTGAGAGAAGTGATGTCGGTACTACTGGTATTCTTCCTAGTTATATTTTCGGTGCAGATAGTGTTATGCAATGTGCAACACTTGTGTTAGCATTACATAGACCAGAGATGTATGACCTTAGTAGATATAAAAGTCTAGATACTAAAAACTTACTGATTACTCAAATTTTAAAACAACGCGAGGGTGAATTGTGTGAAATTGCTATGTATCATAACTTAGCAATTAATAGAATATATGATAGCCCTCCACAACAAGGACAAATCAATTTTAATTTATGACAGATGCAATAGTTGTTCAAGAACAACAAATCACAAAGCCAGTTCCTGCTAACGAAATGGAACAATTACAATTACTTATTGACTCAAAAGTACTTCCTTCTAACATCAAAACAATTGAGCAAGCATTTGCTATTGCTCAATATGGTAAAGATTTAGGAATGAAGCCTATGCAAGCTTTTCATCAAATTTATTCTATTCAGGGTAGATTAGCTCTTTCATCTAAAGCATTAGGTGCTTTGATGTGGAGAAATGATATATCTATAAAAACAATAAAAGATGGCGAAATTGTAGTAAGAGGAGTTGATAGTAATGGAGTAGAAATAAAAGATAGAGTAACTACTATCGAGTTTTACAGAGGAAACATTGTAGAAACTACAAGTTTTTATTGGTCTGATGCTGTTAAAGCAGGGTTAAGAGTTTAGCTCTGGGTAAATTGGGTTAATTCGGTGAAAGTCCATCAATAATTATAGACATTTTGTAAAAAAATGTACTATACTTGTAAGGATAATACCGAGCCAAGTTATAATTTAAATAATTATAAAAGGTGTAGAGACTAGGTATTGAAACTATTTAAAAATAGAATATAATATACCCACGAAATCCCAATATTAAAATGTATAAAAAAGAAGAATGGAAACCTATTTTAGGTTTTAACAATTATTTAGCTAGTAATTTAGGAAGAATTAAAACAAAAACTGGAAAAATTTTAAAAGGATATGACCAAAATGGTTATAAAATTGTTAAAATAACAAACAACTTAAATAAAAGAAAAACAATAGGTGTACATAGACTTATTGCTTTAGCTTTTTTACCAAATCCTAATAATTTACCAAGTGTTAATCATATTAATAAAGTAAGAAATGATAACACTATTGAAAATTTAGAATGGATGTCTGTAAAAGACAATAATGTTCATTCTAAAAAAAGAAAAAAAACTTCTTTTCAAGCAAATTCAGTATTTTATGAACGAGATTTAAAACTTATTCATTTAATGCTTGAATATAATATTCCAAGAGAGCTTATAGAAAAAATATATCAAATTGAACGCAACACACTTACTAATTTATTTAATGATAAAACATATAAAGAAGATTGTGTCAAACTTGATTTAAATTTTAATAAATTTTCTAAAAAAAGAACAGCTAAAACAATTGAAGAACATAAACAAGAAATTAAACAATTATTGCAACAAAATTATAGTTGTCGCAGTATTGCTAAAAAATTTAATGTTTCTCATTCGTCAATAATAAATTTTAATAAAGATATAGTCCGAACTACAGTAAATGATAAATCTGTAGAGCTAAAAGATAAAGAGCTTTTAGGTTAACAAATTGGGACTACTAAAGACAATTGGGTTAAAATGCCTAAACACATGCTTTATGCTCGTTGTTTAGCTTTAGGTGCTAATCGTATTGCACCAGACATGTTACTAGGTCTATATACTGTTGAAGAAATGGTAGATGTAACAAATGCAAGTAATGTAAGTATTACTGAAGACGGAGATGTAAAAATTATTAATTAAAAAAAAGATGAAGCAGATTATTAAATCACAATTTGTAACAGACGTTACAGAAACAAAAATGACTCGCAAAGAGTTAGCAGCTAAGTATGAGTTGCCAGAAACAGAAATCAAAAAGATTATGAAAGCTTTTGGTTTAAAAATTAGTAGAAAACAACATGCTACTTATACTATTGTAGATGATACAATTGTAAATGAAGCAGTTGAAATGACTCCTTTTACTCAAGCATTTTCTCAAAATATAGAATCAGAATCACACGTAAATTAATTAACATATGTACGGAATATCAAAAGACCTAACGGTTGACGAAAACAATCGTTTTGACGGTGGAATCCATAGTGGAGTAATCATCGAAAAAATCTCTTACGAGAACGCAAAGAAAGACGGAACAGGTAAAGATGTTTTAGCTTTTCACTTTAAAGGTGCTAAAGGTGAGACATTTAGACACGTAGAATGGCCTGTAGAAGCTTCTGATGATAAAGCAGAAAGTAAAGTTGCTAACATGAGTAAGCGTATTAAGCATATTTTATCTAAGTTTGTAGCTGAAGATAGTATTGTAGTAGGCAATGTTGCTACTTTTCAAGAATACGCTAACGAAATCATTCGTATCGCAGGTAACAATTATAACGGTAAAACTTTTGAAATCAAGTTATTATTTGATGATAGAGGTAATTTAGGTTTCCCTAAATACGTAGGTTTTATTGCTAAAGATGCTGGTACTTTGAAAGTTAGTGCTACCGAGAAAATAACTAAAGCTGCTCCTACTTCTACTGACGAAATAAGTAATTTCGTTCCAGAAGCGTTTTAGTAAAAACAAAAAATGATTTAAATTATGTATAGTATAAATGATAAACCTGAATATTTAACTCCAAATTATTTATTAAGTAAAATATCACAAGAAGATATTTGGAAATACTATACTAATTTAACTCCAGATTCATCAAGTTTATATACAAATCCATCAAGACATGATGTAAATGCAGGTTGTAAATTTTTTCAACAATCTGGTTATTGGTGGTTAACTGATTTTGCTAGAAAAAAAGTATATAATTGCTTCACTATACTTAAAGATATGTATAATATACCTTACCCGAAGGTACTAGAAATGGTATATGAAGATTTTTTAGGTAAAGGAAGCAATTATGTAAAATCAGATTACATATATATACCGAAATTAATTAAAGAAGAAACATTAATTGATTGTAAACTTCAAAATTATACTAAACAAGATATTGATTATCTCAAATCCTTTCATCTAACCGCAAATATTTGCAAAAGACATAATGTCTATAGTGTAGCAGTATATTGGATTAATGGTAAACAAGTTTATAGTTATAAAAATAGTGACCCTTGTTTAGGATATTTAGAAAATGGTAAATGGAAATTATATCATTATAAAAGAAAAGATTTCAGATTTGTGAGCAATATAAATTCTTCAATGTTGCAAGGTTTAGACCAACTTAGATACGAAAGTAATTTATTAATCATAACAAAAAGTAAAAAAGATGTTATGGTTTATGATTTATTAGGATATGAATCAGTTGCTCCACATTCTGAAGCTTTGTCTAAATGGGAAATGCATTTACCTCATTTACAAAACAATTACGACCAAATATTAATTAATTTTGACAATGATGAAGCTGGGTATATAGCTTCTGAATCTATAATTAATAAATATTCAAATTTGATTCCTTTATTTATTCCGATAGAATCAAATCAAAAAGATATTAGTGACTATATAAGGTCATATGGAATAAGTCAAACAATAAATAATTTAAAAAAATGGCTAGAAAAATTGTAGTTTTTTCAACAAAAACAAACACATCGCAAACTTTAATGTCAACTTCTTCAACATGGGGAGAACTTAGAGCAGAAATTCCTTCATTGTTAAATGAAGATATGGTAGCTACTATTGTAGAAACTAGAAATCAATTAGTATCTATGGAAGCAATTCTTCCTGAAGGTGAATTTAAATTAGTTTTAACTCCTGCTAAAACTAAATCTGGTTCTGAATCTATTGATGTAGCTTCAGTAATTGCTTGTCTTAAAGAAAAATTTGATGAAGCTTTTGAAGATATCTTAAACGAAATCGAAGAAGGTGAGCATTCATCTACTTCACATCTTAGTTCATCTGATTTAAGTTTAGCAGCAGAAGCAGCTAAAATTAAAAGAGAATTAGGTCTGTAATTTTATTTAAAACTCTCTTGTTAATACAACAAGAGAGTTTTTTATTTTTAAATTAAAAAAATGAAAGCATTAATAACTGGAATTACAGTAGGAAAATCTAGAAATGCATCTGCAACTTTAATATATAGAATATTTGATAAATATAAAGATTGTGATACTCATATAAATATTATAGATGACCTAACTGATGGTAATTGGGCAATAGATAAAAGAGATGTTATATTTATAGAAGATGAAATTCCTAATATAGAATATAACTCTAAATGTTACATTTGTTCTGAAGAATACTTTAATGATGTTAGTGAAAAATTTTTACAAGATTTTACATTAAATTCTTATAACAAATTAGTAGGAAAAGAATACATTAGCGATGAAGATTTTTACATTAAATATTATAGTATTAAAAAAGATAATATTTTTGATTGGAAAAAAATAATTAAAGATTTTTTTGGAGATAGAGTAGATATACAAAATGAATATTTTATAGTACATTTTCCAAAAAAACATGTAGAAAATAGTTCAGGAAGACAACATACTATTTATGATGTATATTTAAAAATTACAATAAATTATTCAAATTCTTCTAGAATGTATTATGGACATTATTTTAATGAGTATTTTGATAAATATTTACAAAATTGTTATGCAAATCCTTGTTTTTTATTAACTAGTGGTACAAGAACTACAGCATCTAAAGAAGAACATATTTCTTCATATTGTTTTTCTCATTTTCAAAGAGGATTTGGTGAATGGAGAAATACTTGTTTAGGCGAAGGATTGTTAAGAAAATATGGAAGTATTCCAATTTCTAATGAAGAACTTGCTGTAGGTTATTGTGTAGCTTTAGAAAATTATCTTTCTTGGGAATCTTTAGAAGGCGGACCTTATATTAAAATTAGTGATATTCGTTCTAATATTGAAAGAGAAAATTTAAATTCTTCTCTTTTTAGTTCAAGAATAATGAAAAGTTTAATATCAAATAAATTTAACAATTTGATTTTAAATTTAGATACAAATAAAGTTTACATAAACGAAAATGTTCTAGATGAAGTTAATTCTTTTTATGCCATTAATGGAGATTATATTTCTTTAGACAAATTAAATCAAAATGATAAAAATAACAGTAATCATAAAGAAATTGTTGGAAATAACTTTTTTACTTTTAATGGAAAAGAAACTGGTAAATTAACAATTGATTATTCTTTAAATAAAAGTTCATCTGAAACAATTTTTTCTGGAGAATTAGATGTTTATAGAATGCATTATTCTTCTTTAGAACAATCTTTAACAAATAAAATAAATAGTATTATAAATGACAAATCAAACAACTTCCTTGAAAAAAAACCCTTATTCAGAATTAACTGAGTTTTCTAAAAAGAAGGGTAAATTAATATTGAGTCAAACTGTAATTGACCAAATTAAATATTTATGTTCTAAAATGCCATTAGTAGAATGGTCAGGTGTATTATACCACACTAGTGAAGGTGATTTACAAAATCCAGAACAATTTACATGTAAAGCTGAATATATATTGCTATTAGATAAAGGCACTTCAGGTTATACAGAATATGATTTTTCTTCTCCTTCTTTTACAGAAGCTTTGATGGAAAAACCAGAGTTTATGGAATGGTCTATGAGCCATTGTCACTCGCATTCGAGAAATTGTGGTGCAGCTACAAAGTGATTTGTAGTAAAAAATAGAGGATGAATTGCTGGAACGATGACAAAGTAATCCAATCAGCAGCCAAGCTATAGTTACAACTATAGAAGGTTCAACGACTACCTGAGCAGTATAGTCTGCTTAATAACAGGAAGTAGCTAATAGTAGTGTATTAGTGAAAAAGCGTCCTCCAACTTAACATGTCCGTTAAGTTGATGATATAGTCTGTTCGTAGTTAATTCTTTGAAGAAAAACATTATGTTTTCTTTTTAAGAAAAAAGTTAAGTTATCGTAACAAGAATAGAAATTATAAAAATCTTTTTTATTGCATATATCTAAAATATAATAATTACTTTTATTGGTAATTTTAAATTTTTCAAGTTTAAGCTCTTCGGCAATACCTTTTAAAAAAAGATATGTTCCGCAAATGTTTATACCGTATGTTCTATAAAATTCATTTTTTACTCTTTTATCTGTATGGGCATAAACATGACCATCGCCATCAAAATATCCTAATATTACAGCTTTTCTAAACTGTTTAGGTATTATTGGTAAAAAATTTTCAAGAGTAAAAGTTTTATTTCTATTAATACCAAGTGCAATTAAATTTCTACAAAGAGTTTGATTACCTAATGTTATTGATGACCTATTATAAGTTTTTTTAGTTCTTTTATCATAAGGTGTAGAATTTAATATTTTAGTTTCAAATCCAATTTCGGATTTAATAAAATTTAAAAAATCAACATCTTTGGTATTAACAACAATAGTTAGATTATATAATTTTTTTATTTTATCAAAACCGATACAACCATCAGCAGCTATATACCCCAATATATAAGCTTTTGAATATGTATCAATTTTTGAAAAATAATCAACATTACCTTGTGAAGGTCTTTTATTATTATAACCGCAATCTCTTTTGAGAATATAAGTTATAGTAGGATAAGGTTTTTGCATAATTTCAGCAATTTTTAAAACAGGAGTTTTGTTTAAATACAATTCTTTAATTTTTTCAATTTGTTCTAATGATAATCTAGTTTTCATGTTTTTTCTTTTGTTATAACACAAAGGTAAGAATAAAACTTATAATAACAAATTTTCTTAATGTTTGCTACGAGTAAACGAACAATATGAGCGTATTTTTTAGCGCGACTGACAATGAAGAACTTACAGATAATGCTCCTAATTACAACTACTACCTTTCGTTAATTGTAAATAACAAAAATGAATATTGCGCTAGAATTGCATTCATTGGTGAAATTGAAGGTAGGACAATAAAATTTAAAGATAGACACGGAGTAGAGCAAGCAATAACTTCAGCAAATAAACAAGTTACATTTTATTACGAAATGGAAATATTTGCTGAAAGTTCTAATTTAATTGATGATTTCTTTGTTAAGCAGTATGAAAAAGTAATTGCAGCTAAACCAGTACAAACTTTTCCGCAATTTGAAAATAGTTATACAAATTATAACGTTACTAATTATGAAAATTATGGTATAGGTTATAATAAAAATTATGCAAAAAATAATTACAAACAAGGTAAATTATTTGATGACAAAAGTACTGAAAAGATTGAAGATAAATTAACTTGGGATTCTCAAGCTGTAAACTTTATTAAAAGATTGATTGATGTAAATTATACTATGGAAAACATAGCATTTTATTTAAACTACAATCAAGATTATTCTTCTCCTTTACATAATTATTTAGATGATTTGATTCCTAAAAACAAAGGACATTTCAAAAACAATAAAGAAGTTAAAGAATTTATTGAAAATAGAGTAGCTAATGCAGATGAAGTATTTGAATATTTTTCAATTACTTGTGATGAGTATGATAATACAAGTGATTTAAATGATGTATGGATAGATTCTATTAATTTTCTAAAAGCAAGTAGTTTTAAAAATCATCCAACATCAAAATTAATTATAGAAGAAATGGACAAATGGGTATGGAAATAAAAAAAATTAAACAAAGTACAGTAAGATTTTCAGAAGCTTACTTTTATAAACCAAATGTAGAAGTACTAGTATTAGGATTAGGGGGTATCGGCTCATGGCTGACCCTCAATCTTGCTAGATTAGAATGTAATTTACATTTATACGATTATGATTTAATTGATGAAGTAAATTTAGCTAGGAATATTCTATTATATTAATTATTTTTGTATATACAAAAAATAATATAATGGATAAATACTCAGGAGAATTTAAAACAATTGACACACAAGAAAAAGCTTATGTTTTAGGCTTGTTTTACGCAGATGGATATATTTATAAAAGAAAATATAGTTATTTTTCAGGAATTACTTTACATTTAAAAGATGAATATTTAATAGATAAATTATGTGAAATTTTTTCTTTTTTTCAAAAAACTTTTGACAAAAGTAAACCTTCAACAATACATTTGAGATGTAATGTAAAAGAATTTATTTTAGATTTAAAAGCAAACGGAATGCATGAAAGAAAATCTTTTGAAAACAAAGAGAATTTACATGTACCAAATATTGATAAATCTTTAATTAATCATTTTATTAGAGGATTTTTTGATGGAGATGGTAGTGTTTATTTTAGTAAAACTGCATCTATAAATTCTAAATATTGTACTTTTACAGGAGTATGTTTTTCTTTTTTAAAAGAAATTCAGGAAATTTTAAAAACAAATAATATTAATTTTAGATTTACAATTAATAAACTTTCTAAAAAAGAATCTTACATTTTTGGAAGAAAAATTAATAATCCACAAGATGTTGGAATATTAACTTTATCTTTAAGAAAAGAAATTGAATTTTTTTCAAATTTTTTATATAAAAATAGTAATATACATCTTTATAGAAAATATGAAATAATGAATTCTTGGACAGAAACTTTATCTGAAAGATTTATATGTAGAATATGTAATTCTAAAAATACAATATTTGTAGGAAAAAATAAATATAAATGTAAAAATTGTAATAAAATAATTCCAATAATAGGTAATATTTTTGTTAAAAAAACAAGCAAGCCTTGTAAACATTGTAATTCACTAAATACCGTAGGAAACGGTAAAACTAAAAGTAGAACTACAAATGAAATAATATCTGAAAAATTTTTGTGTAGAAATTGTAATAAAAACTCCAGTTATTTAATGACTGGTCTTAATAACAGTAATGTTATTAATGGAGAGGATGAATTGACTGGAAAGCTAAGGGATGAAAGACTCCTATGCCAATCAGCAGCCAAGCCGTCAGAGACGGAAGGTTCAGAGACTACCTGAGTAATAGCGATATTACTTAATAACAGGAAGTAGTTATAATATATATTGAAGTTATAATGAAAAAGTGTCCTCCATCCTTATAGGATGAAGATATAGTCCATGCCGCATAGAAATATGGGATAAACATTGGGTCAAATGTATGCTAATACTGATATTGGATTGAGAAAACTTGATAGTATTAATAGTTTAGTTAATTTATTATGTGATAAACCTAATATAATTTCTTTAAATGAAAAATATACTAATGAAAGTTTGACTGGTCCAATAGTATTTTCTTGTTTTGACAATATGGCTGCAAGAAAATTAGCTTTTGATAAATGGAAAGCTGAAGACGATAGAGAACTTTTTATTGATGGAAGAATGGCACTTTCAACAGGAGAAGTTTATTGTGTAACAAAAGGAAAAGAAAAAGAATACGAAAGAACTTTATTTGATGATTCTGAAGTTGAAGATGCTGCTTGTAGTATGAAAGCAACTACTTTTAGTGGTATGACTATCGCAAGTATAATGACAGCATTATTTTGTAATTATGTAGGTACAACTTTAAATCCAGATTTACCAGTTAATTTATCTTTTAAAACAACTTATAATTTTCCGTTAATGATGTTTGAAAGTATATGATAATTTTTAAAAACACAAGACGTTTTAATAATTCACTTCCTGAAGTAGAAATAGATATAAGAAGTTTAAACATTATTCCTTTATTTGATATAATTGATGCTCCTTTTGGATTAATCAAATATGATTCAAATCCTATACTTTCTAAAAATAAAACTGCTAGTAGAATTTTACATAATAAAAATCTAATTTATAGATATTCTTATTCAGGTCAATTATTACATTATGATTATGAATATTTAAAATCAAAGTATATAGATTTTAAAAAAAGAATAAAAAATGAAGTTTATTTCTTTTTTAATGAAAAAGTAAATTTTATTACTACTATCAATAATACTAATATTCAATTTAATGAAAAAGTATTTATTAATACTGAATATATAACAAATAATTTTCAATTTAGAGGTAATAACCAATTTATAAAAAATACTTTTGATAAATTTTCAACAAAAAAAGTAATTAGAAATAATGAAAAATTAGCTATTTATTTTGGTTCTGTTTTTAAAGAAGTCGATGAAGGTATATATCCTGTTTTACTATCAGGTATTGATGCAAATAAAATAAATTCTTTTAAATCAAATTTAATAAATACTTTAGTAAATGAACCTACTGATTTTAATTCAGTTAAAGTTTATATAGACAAAGATTGGTATTTAGATTCATGCAATAAATCTTTAAAAATATATTTGTTAAAAAATTTAGAAGAAAAATATTATAATTACGAACTTATATTGTTTGACGGTAAAGAATTTGCTAATCAAAATATGTTTTCTTATCAACCTTTATCTTTTTCTACTCTTAGTAAGAGAAAAAAGTATTTTAATGATATTGAAGCTAAACTTTATGAATTAATGCTAGATGATTATAAAGATAGTTTTGACTATAAAGCTGAACAAGAAAAGTTTTTAAATAAATACAATCAATTATTAGAAAATAATAGAAAAGAAAAACAAGATAAAGAAGAAAATAAATCTGAAATATTAGAAACTAGAAGTTTAACTTCAGAAGAAATGTCTTTAATTGATTCGTTATTTTATAATAATGTAGAAGAGGAAATTGTTCCACGTGTAATTTCTACAGACATAATGAATGAAGCTATTGGTAATAGTATAGAATATCAAGAAGTACCTGTACTTAATTTAATTCCAGTTTTACAAGAATTAAGTCCTACAAGTCAACTTCTTTCTACAATATCAGAAATAGATAATACATTTGCAGATTTAGAAGAAGAATTACGTAGAATAGCTAATGAAATACAAAATGGATAAAAATTTTAAACACATATATACTTTAGAAATTCCTAAGTATATAACATCAGTACAAACTTCTAAATCAATTAGACCTAAATATTATTCTAATATTGCTGGAATAGGTAGAGTTAATAAATGTCCTAAGAAATTAGAAGGTGCTCAAGTAGACAGTAAAGGTTTTTATCTTGACAAAGATGGTAACAAAATTGTAGCTAATACAAGAAGTGTAGGTAAAGCTAGGCAAGTTCCTATTAATGCTCAAATACTTTATGTAGGTAGTACATGGAATAGAGTTGCTATTAAAAATGGATTAGAAGAATTTTTTATAGATTACATTAAAGATATGCCAGTTTTTACTGGTAGTATTGCAATGGAATGTGAAATTCATACTATAATAGGACATTCTCAAGCAGATTTGGACAATTTAGGTTATATGTATGGTAAAGTATTGACTGACACTATGGTAAACATGGGAAGATTAGTTGATGACAAAGTACCTTATGTAACTAAACCTTGTTCAGCTCCTTTATTTTATCCTGTTGATTCATTTGATGATAGAAAATTAGTTTATCATTTTTATCAAGATAAAAGACCTGAAATATTAAAATTAAATAAAGTAGAAGATTAATTTCTTCTACTTTATTTTTAAAATTAAAAAATTAAATTAATATGAAAAAAATAATTATCACTATTCTAGTAGCTATTATAATGCTACCTTCGTGTAAAAAAGAATGTAACTTTCCACCTGCTCCATACGGAACAGCAGACAATGTAAGCGAGTATAGCTCTACTGGGTACAACTCAATTACCTACACCTACTACTGCTATAGCGGTAGGTACACAGCCGTAACCTATACCAATACGGAAGGTTGTGTTTGGGAAGATAGTTACTATTATTCTAATTGTATAAAATAACTTTTCCGAGTATTGCCGCAGTAGCAGAATTACAAAACATCAAAGTAAAAACAAATGGAAAATAAAGAACAAAAAGTTGAAACAGGCACAGAAGCTGCTATTGTCGACAATATTGTGTTGCCTGCCGTTTTTTCGCAGGATTATTTAGAGTGGGTAAAGCAAGCCAATTTGCCTCCACTAACAAATACACAGCATAAATTTGCGGAGTGGTTACTACAAGAAGATAATAGAAAAGTTATTTCTCAAATTGGCGGATTTGATGAAATATTTATTTCTGTTCGTAAGTGGGTCAAAAATTTCAGCTAACGTTTTCGGGCTTGGCGAAGTGGCTTTTGTGCGTTGGCTTGTGTGTCGGAAAGCCATTTTGCCAAACCCGTGTTATATGAAGTGCCGACTTATTTACGATAAAGCCCAATTGAAACAATAAACAGAAAAACAAAAAGAAAAAAAAGCGATGGAAGAATATAAAAAAATACCTTATAAAAAGGTTTCAAATTTTGGAAAAAGATTGAGAGATAAATCCAAAATAGAAGACCGTGAGTTTATAAAAAAACAACAAATATCTTTAATTAAAGCAAAAAAAATAATAGTAAAATGAATACAGGAAATATGTCAAATGACGAGGCAGAATCAATAGGTAAATTTATTGAACAACTTAACAATATACAGCCATTTTGCAAAGCAAGTGTTACTCGCAGTAATTTATCCAAAGGGATGTGTGTACAGGATAGTGAAGGCAAAAAAGGTGTTATTAGAAATTGTGAGGACTTGCACAATGTTCACGTAACTTTTGAAGGCGAAGGAATTGAAATAGATTGGTACGAAATACCTTTTGAGTGCGGTGGAAGTGGGCTGTATTGCTTCGTTGAAGATTGTCAAGGTAATTGTGAAAACGAAAAATTTATAAATAAGTTTTTTGTAATATAACAATATAAAGATAGTATTCATAAATGTGCGGTGGCTTTTTTCTTTTTGTTTTTCCTTCACGGAACTTCAATTGGAAACGGTCAGCAAGGCATTTCATATAACGTGCTAATACCCGATACTAATACACGCATATACAACAAAATAAAAAATAAAATGGATTTAACTAACTACGAATTTAGGATTTACAATGGCAGAATTAAGGTCTGCTACAAAGGGGCTGTGATGTTTACCTTCAACCAAATAGACTTCTTGAGCTACTACTTTTTTAAAGATGATACTCAGCTGTATGGCATGACCCTACACTTCCTCAGAGAAAAGGCAGGAGGACATGAGATGGATGTCTATTTTAAAGATAAAGAAACTTGGCTAGCAGTTAATAAATTGTTAGACGAGAATATGTAAAACAAATAAACATACGAAAATGGAAAAAGAATCAAATAAAATGACTGCGGTTGAATGGGTATTACAATATTTGAATAATGTAAAACCAAATGAATTTTGTTCAATAGAAAAAATAAAAGAACTTTTGGAACAAGCCAAAGAAATGGAGAAGGAGCAAATGTTTAATTCGTTTATGGCATTTGAATCTAATACTGAAGAAAACGAAAAGTTATTTGATGAATACTACAAAGAAACATACGGAGGTAACAATGAGCAACAATAAACAACAGACGGCAGTTCAGTGGTTTATTGAGCAACTTGAACAGAAGGGAGATGCTTGGGAAAAAGTAAGCATTAGACAAATAAAAATATCAGTTGATGTTAGCGATTATCTTGACCTAAAAAGACAAGCCAAAGAAATGGAGAAAGAGCAGATTATGGATGCACATTATGCACCAAAATACGGATGTTTTAATAAAGATTACTACAACGAAACATACGGAGGTAACAATGGGAAATAAGCAGACAAAAAAAGAAGTTAATATAACTGAATATATTTATGGAGTAGCAATATTTATTATGCTATTTATTATGGTATTAGGTTCAATTTTATGGGTATTAGGATACGGAGGTAACAAATGATTAAACCAGAACCAACAATAGTAACAATATCACATTATGGTAGAAAATTTACAGCAGAATTACCATGTGATTCATCAATAGGAGAAGTTTGCGATGCCTTAAAAGGCTTATTAAAAGCAGCAGGGTATGCAGATGAAACAGTTAACGAACATATTAAAGGTGAACATGACGATTTATGACAATAGGTATAAAGAAATTCACAAATACTACAACAAAACATACGGAGGTAACACATAATGACAAAAGTAATAATAATAGGGGAACAGCCCGAAAAAAAAGAATTAAAACCGATTGAGTTTGTGAAACGTTTAAATTATCATTTAGAATTTAGTTCAGGTTGCTCATCTCCAACAGTACGGGAGAACATTGAATTAATTTGTAAAAATTATGCTGCTAAATTTGATTTAATGTTCGCATTTGATGAAGATAGGAATAATGGCGTTTTATATCTTGGACACTTTAATGATGGTGTAGTATGAATAACATAGATAAACAATACCAATTACTTTTACAAGATATTCTTGATAATGGAATAGTAAAACAAGACAGAACTGGAACTGGTACAATTTCAGTATTTGGTAGACAAATACGTCATAAAATGAGTGAAGGATTTCCTTTACTAACAACTAAAAAATTACATTTTAAATCAATAGTAGTTGAATTGTTATGGTTTTTACGTGGTGATACTAATATAAAGTATTTAGTTGATAATGATTGTAATATTTGGAATGGTGATGCTTATAAAGTTTATCGTGAAGCTAGACCAAATGATAAAGATGCTTACACTATAGAAGAGTTTGCAGAAGCAATTAAAACTAATCCTATATTTGCTGCTAAATATGGTAATTTAGGTCCTATTTATGGTAAGCAGTGGAGAAGTTGGGAAACAAATGTTCATACTGTTATCGGTTTATTTAGTATAGACCAAATCTCAAACCTAATCAACGACCTTAAAACAAACCCAGACTCAAGACGATTAATGGTTAATGCTTGGAATGTAGGTGAATTAGACCAAATGGTACTTCCACCTTGTCATTATGGATTTCAAGTTTATACAAGAGAGTTGAGTTTGGAAGAGAGATTTAATTTATATAATCAAAACGAAACAATCCATTTTGAGGAATGTACTATGGGTATGTTGGATATGCATAATGTTCCTAAACGAGCAATCTCTCTAATGTGGAATCAGCGAAGTGTGGATACATTTTTAGGATTGCCGTTTAACATTGCAAGTTATGGATTGTTATTAGAGATTATTGCAAAGGAAGTGAATATGATACCAGATGAGTTAATTGGTAACTTAGGTGATGTTCATTTATACAATAATCATATTGAACAAGCTAAAGAACAAATTAGCAAAGAACCTTTTGATTTACCAACAGTTCACGTTAGAGATGGAATATTTTGTAGTTCAGTTAATGATGTTATTTTAGAAAATTATCAATCACACCCAACAATTAAAGCACCTTTAAATAATTAAATTAAAAAATATGAATAGTAAAGATTTTAATGAAATCGTATTAAGACGATTAGATTTAGTTGAAGATATTTTAACTAAAAAAGCAGCAGAATATGCAGTTAATGATGATAGATTACATAACTTTAATAAAGCTGCTGCATTTACAGGTAAATCTAGAGAAGAATGTTTATGGGGAATGGCTTTAAAACATTTAGTATCTGTTACAGATATTATTGATAAAATAAGCGTTGGACAATTACCTTCTAAACATTTATTAGATGAAAAAATTGGAGATTTAATAAACTATTTATGTTTATTAGAAGTAAGTATTACAGAAAAAATAGAAAACAATGAAAGAGTGGATTAGAGATATAACAATAATACTAGGAGTATTTATTTTAGGTTTGTTTGTAGGTTTAAAAAGTCATTACTACAATAAAGAATCAAAACAATTAGATGAAGTTTATTGTATTACTGATAGTAATAATTTATGTAAAACTTTATATTTTGAAAAGCATAAAATTAGATTTTCACATATAGTTTATGCTCAAGCAATGTTAGAATCTAACAATTTTAAATCAAAACTTTGTAAAGAAAACAACAATATATTTGGAATGAAAGTTCCAGCTCAAAGATTTACATTTTGTAATAATCCTTATGATTATGGAAATTACGCAAAATACGATAATATTGAAAGTTGTGTTTTAGATTACAAAGCTTGGCAAATGCAAAATGCTTATAATATTACTACTGAAGAAGGTTATTTTAATCTTCTTCGTAGTATATATGCTGAAGATACTGAATATGTTAACAAATTAAAAAAAATAATAGATGGAAATAAATCAAGAAATAATTAAAACTATTCACGATAGAAATGGATATTTTTACAATCTTCACAAAGCTTCAGAAGAATGCCAAGAATTAGGATTAATTCTTAATCAAAAATTACTTAAACAAGAAAAAGTTGCAGATGAAGCAATTATTAACGAAATTGGTGATGTAATTATTAGATTAGAAATACTTAAGTTAATGTTTGATAATGATAAAATTCAAGAAAGAGTTAATTATAAATTAGCTAAGTTTGAAGAATATATTGAGCAAAATAGATATAATAAGATATGAAAATAGCTATTCTTGATTGTGATTCAATAGCTTATACTATTGGTCATGGTAATAAAATACAAATTGATGAAGTTGATGGAGAACCTGTTTATCAAAGAGATGAGTTAGGAAGATTAGTTTACAATGATAAAACTGAAGAACAACTAATAGAATCTTGCAATTTTGTTATAGGAGATATTTTAAACAAAGGAGGCTTTACTCATTATGTTGGCTATATTAAAGGTGTTAATACTATATCTCATAAATTAAATTTTAATCCAACTTATAAACAAGATAGAAAATTAGAACAACCTAAGTGGTGGAATTTTGTTAAATCTTATTTAGTAAACAATTATAATATATTTTTAGCTAATGATTTTGAAGTTGACGATTATGTTGTTTCAGCTTATAAATGTATTCCTAATTCTCATATTGTAGCTATTGATTCAGATATTCTTGCAACAACAGGTACTCATTATAACTGGAGAAAAAATGAATGGGTAACTGTAACAGAAGACCAAGAAAGATATGCTTTTTGGAGTCAAATGATTACAGGTAATCACAATAATATTAAAGGTTTAGCTAAGAAAGGTGCAAAATATGCTGAAGGTGTTTTAAAAGGTATAGATGTATTTAAAGATAATATAGCTTCTATAATGCTAACAGAATATATTGACCATTATAAAGATATTACTTTAGCTATTGACGAATATTATAAAAATTATAAATCGTTAAAAGTTATAGATAATATAATTGTTGACAATAATATAGTAAAAGAATGGGGATTTGATTTATGATAGTTGATAATGAAGGTAATAAAATATTTTTAAAAGATAATAATATTTATCTTAAACTAGCAATTGAAAATTTTAACAGATTATTAGGTAAATTAAATAAAAATACTTGTTCATTACATGTTTATAGAAATTATGATAAACATTTGCATATATTAACAAATTCTTTTGGATTTAATTACGCATTATTGCATGCAGCTACTAAATTTAATAAAATAATATTAGAAACTAATAAGAATGAAAAATTTGATATACCTGTAAATTATATACTATCTAAAGGAACTTTTTTATTTTTTAAAAATAAAGGTTTTGAAAAACAAATTTTTTGCACTTTAACTGAATTAGAAAATTTTAAAATAATAAATTAAATGGAACGTTTTTTAATTAGAAATGCAATGCAATGTTTAAATTGTAATGATGTAATAGAAAGTAAATATAGACATAATTACGTGACATGTAGTTGTGGCGGATGTGCTACTGATGGAGGTTTAGATTATATTCATAGAGCACATCAAAATGGAATAGATTATGTTGAATTAGATATGTATTCTACTGACCCTCATTGGGCAATAAGAGAATATGTAAAAAGATTTGGTTACGGTAAACCTGGTACTAAAGATTATGGTAAGTTTACAGTTACTTTATTAAAAAATATGACAGATGAACATTTAAATGCTTTGCTTACTTATTGTTTACCAAATAACATATATCTTCCTATTTACAAAAATGAAATAGAGTATCGTAAACAAAATAATATTAAAATAGATGACCTCTAAAAAAGATGAAGTATTATTAGAAATACTTAATAAACAATTATCTTATTTTAACAAAACTGTAGATGATGTTAAAAATAATGAAAAATGGTATGAAGAAAATTCTTTTACTGAAGAACAATATGAAGAGTGGAAAAACTTTAGCATAGAATTATTAAGGAAAAAACTTAAATTTAGTAAAACTTTTGCTATAAAACAATTTTCGTGGATTAACTTAATGTGGGGATTTAAAATTAAAGAAAATGAGATATAATTGTGCATTTACAATAGAAAAAGATGGAACTTTTGAACCTAAGTTTGAAGTAGTATCTTCAGAATCAAATAATAAAGATTATATATTAAATCTTATACAAAAAAAGTATAAAGGATTTAGTATTACTGTAAAATATATTAAAGAATCTATAAACGGTAAACCTAATATACTTTAATGGAAATATATAAAACTTTATTTAATACATGGAGTGAAAAATTTTCATCTATAACTTCATCAACTATGTTTAGTGAATTAGGAAGTACTTTAGCTAAACTTAGAAAAATTCAAAAAGTTTATCCTGAAAGACAAAATGTTTTTAGATGTTTTAAAGAAACTAATATAAACAAAACTGTTGTTATCGTATGGAGTGATGAACCATATGCTAGCAATGTTTCTGATGGATTAGCTTTTTCAGCAAATTCTTCTGTAACTCCTTATATTTTAAGTAAAATACATTCAGAAATAGAAAACCAAATGTATGATGGTTTAAAATTAAATTATGAAAACGATTTATCTTATTTATCTACACAAGGAGTTTTACTTTACAATTCTAATTTGACTGTATCTGAATTTCATCATGATGAACTTTGGAAAAAATTTAATTACGAATTTGTAAACTTACTTAATTCTTTAGAATGGCCTATTTATATAATATCAATGGGAAATTTAGCTAACGAATATACACAACTTATTAAAAACGATTACATTACTGTACAACAAATTAGTCATCCTTCTGCATCTTCTTGGAATGCTGATGATTGTTTTATAAAATGTAATGAGTTTTTAAAAAAACATTATGGACCTTTAATTGAAATAATATGGTAATAGATATAATATTAGCAATATTTTTATGCTTGTTGTTTGTTAAACTTGCTATAAATACTTATGAAATAATAACTAATAATAATGATGTTAATGATTACGCATCTTTAATAATAGGAATATTATTCTTTATGTTATTTGTAATAAGTATTTTTGCAATAATTTATTATGTAATATATACAATATGGATAGCAACTTGATAAAAATAAAATTTTTTACAGATACATCAGAATATACTCATACATTAGAAAAAAATGATATAGACGAAGTATTAGATTCTGTAGTAACTGGAATGAAAGTAGTAGGTTATACTAATAACGAAATAAAAGAAGCTTTTAAACAAAAGTTTCTTCATGTTTTATTAAATAGTAATTAAAAAAAAGAGAGTAAAAGCTACTCTCTTTTTTTTCTAACTATTAATTTTCATTTTCAATTTGAATTTGTAAAGCTTCGTTTACAAATCTTTCTCCTTGAGAATATAAAGGAATAGTTCTTGTTACAGATTTTCCTAATTTTTTACGAGCTTTTTCAGAAACTTCTTCGTCACCAAAAATTACATCATTAAAATTACTAAACATTCTTCCTACACTTTGAACAGTAGATACTGCTGGTGCAGGTGATATTAAAATTTGACCTTTACCTTCTATTTCAAATGGAGTAAAAAATGCCATTTCAGCTACATATCTATCAGTTACTCTAATAACATATGCTAATTTTTTACGTCTTTCTTCATCATCATCATCTCCTTTTAAAGCAGCTAATAATAATGTAGCAGCAGCTAATATAGTAAATTCAGCAATAGATTCTTTAACATTTGCTTTTTCCATATCATCTAACTTACTCCAATTTAATGATTTAGTAAAAATAAATTTAGTTAATGATACAAATCTACCTTCAATATATTCTTGTAATTGATAATCATATTGACGTTTACCAAAATGAGATTGAATCATTGCTGGCATCCATCCTCTATGTTGCATTACTGCTCTACCAAGAAACCATTTTTTTAATAAAACCTTATCATCAGGATTCATATTACCTAAAGCTCTACCATTAACATGAAGAACTTTTTGTCTAAATGCTTCTTTAACACCTTCAGTTATTTCTTCTTTACCTACATATTGTAATTCTCCTTTAACTAATTTCCAATCATCCCATTTAATAGAATGTTTGTTAGATTTAATCATTGCAATTAAACCTGCTTTATGTAAATGTGCTTCAGTCCATTGCATAAGTGAGTATGGTCCAGGAACTTTATGTAATATTTTGTTTTCAGAACGTATTTTATTAAATTCATCTTTAACAAATTCATTTATTTCTACATTTAACATTTCAACAAATTTGTTAGCTTTAATAATATCTTCACTTAATTCACTAAATGGTCCAGCACTTACTACAAGTGAAGCAAATCCATAATTTTTACTACTATACCATTTTCCTCCAACTCCCATTAATAATTGCATTGATTTACCACCAAGTATGTTAGTTACAGGAGAGTATAAGTTATAACCTATATTATTTAAACCAGTATATTTAAGCAAAACGTCTTTTGATTTACTCCAAGATATTATTTTTTCTGTTCCTTTAGGTATTAAACCTAATGCTTCAGTAATACCATTACCTGTAACTTTAAATCCACTTTCTTTTTCTACAGTTTTACCATATACAGTAGTATCAATAAAATTTTCAAATCTTCTAATTTCATTTTCTAAATTTTTAGATAATTTAATATTACCGTAACCTTCTTTAACTTCTTCTCCAACAACATTAGTTATTGTTTTTTCTTGTTCTTGTAATACATTTTTAGCTATTTCTAATGTAGTTTCAATAGATTTAAGTTCTTGATATCTTACTGCTGATTCATAAAATACAGCTAAGCTATAACCTAAATCATAAGATTTATCTTTTTGAACAAAATCTTCTCTTGTGCTATTAGGGTCAAACTTTCTTTTACCTAATACAGGAATGCTTTTAACAAGTTCTTTAGTAAAAGGGTCAACTTTATTAACTTCAGCTTCATCAAAGTTAATAGTTATGCTATCAATTAAAGATTCTCCTAATTTTAAACTACCTATTCCGTTATTAATAATTTTATTCAATAAATCTTTTTTAAATTCAGGTATAAAATTTTCAGATATATCAAAAGGTAAACCTCCATCTTCAATTTCTCCCATAACATAAGTATACAAATCATAAAATTCTTCTACAACTGTACCTTTATATTTACCTTCTTTAATGTCTACCCATTTAGAATCTCTCCATTTAAGTTTAGGTTTATAAAATTTAGTTATTGTTTTATTATCTTTAACCCATTCTTGTAAATACTTAACGTTATCTTCTTTAACAAATTTTTCAGCTAATTCTTGTTGTTTTTCACTACTTAAATCTGCATATTTTTCAGATGCTTTAATATAAGCTAATTTACGAGCAACTTCTGATGTAGAATTTTCTAGCATTTCTTTTTGTCTAGATTCAGCTATTTTATATTTTTCATTATCGAAAGTAGCATTTTCAGAAAACCAAGAAATATCTCCTTTTGAAATAGCTTCTTTAGCTTCAATATAAAATTCACCTTTAAATTCACGAATTAAATATCCTGTTTTTTTACCTTTAACTGTTTGCAAAAACATACTATACATATCTTCACCAGTTTTACCAGTAAAAGTTTGCAAATCACTAACTAATTTTTGCAATTTAGTTCCTAAAGTTCTAGCTTTATTTCTACCTATTGCTAATCTTTCTTGTACTTGTTTGTACATAGAAGCTATAATAGGAACTTCAGAATAAGATGCACCTAAAGCAAAACCTTGAAAAGCATTAGTATCTTTAATAGGTTTTAATACATCATCTTCAGTTTCAATAGGACTTCCTTTAAAACTTAAATTTTGAAAAACATTCTGAACAAGTTTATTTTGAACTTTATCATTTAATTCTTGATATAGTAATGAAGCTCTACCAACTATTTCTTTAATCATAGCTTCATCTTTTTTATTATCAGTTTTAATATATTTATTTAATTCTGAATATGTTATTAAATCGTTTTTAAAATCACGATAATTTGCGTCAACATCATCACTTAAAGATAAAGCACTTTCAATAGCAGCTAAATCAGAAAAAGCGTTTCTTAAAATTTCTTCATTTGATATATCTTGTTGAAGCTTACTCATTAAAGAAGTTTTAGCAGCTATCAATCTGTCTATTTTATCAGAATTATTTTTGTTTCTAATACTTACTAACTTTTCTACTTGTTTAAATAAAGAACTTAACATAGTGTTAATTTTTTTATTTTTAGAAGTTTGAGCTAGTACAGGAAGTCTTTCAGAAACAGTATAAGATATACCGTTTTTAGTAGAAGCTTTGACATAAAGTAATTCTTGAAAATCTACTTTCTTTTTTTTATCTTGCAAAGTTTCTTCTACCATTTCTTTATAATGCTCTTGTTGTTCAGAATTACCTCTAAACTTTTTATACTTAGTAGTTGGATTTCTACTACGTATTGAAGTTTTGTAATCTAACATTTTTAACTCTTTATCTTTAGTTATTTCCAATAAATCTATAGTACCTGCTTTCTTTTTCTTTATAGATGCAATAGGTAATTCAGTAACTAAAACGCTACCTTCTTCTTTAGCTTTATTAATAATAGGGTCAATAATAGCATGAATGTTTATTACTGTACCTTCGCTAACTCCTTCTAAAGGTATTCCGTTAAAATGTCTATTGTATTCAGGAAAAGCAGAAGCTATTCTGTTAGCAGCAACAGCATGAAATATATCACCTAATGCTTGAGCAGTAGTGTTAGTTAAATTATTAAGATTTCTATTTTTTTGAATTAAAGTACTAATTCTAGAAAAACCTGATTCACCATTAACTATATATGTTTTACCATCTGCTGATAAAGTAATATTATTTTTTAATAAATCATTATATATTTCAGCTTGAGTATCTAATTCTTGTTGAAATGAAATTTTATTAAATGTACCTTTTTGAAAATTAATCATGCTATCTTCAACAACACTACTAGCCGCAGCAAATACTTCATCAAATAAAGTAACATCTTTTATTTTAAAAATATTTTTAAATATTTGAAGAATTTCTTCCCATAAATTTTTAAAAGAACTTCTAGTTGCAGGTAAATTTTTTAAGTCATTGATAAAAGTAGAATCAGTAAAAATATGAGTTAAAACTTCATCTATATCAAAAATAGAATATTGTTTAGTAATATTATTTTTGTTATTTTTTAAATGTAACCATAACCTGTTTAAATTTTTTACATTTTCATTATCAGGATTAGCTTTAATAAAATTAGAAGTATAAGCATGTAATATTTCATGTAACATTAAAGGTATAGGGTGAGCTTTTGTACCTGATGCTACATATATTTTATCATCTCTAGTATCATAAAAAGCAGCTCCTTTAAAATCATCACCTAAATCCTCTTTCATATTACGATTAGGTATATTATTTTTAGTAAAATAAGGTACGCTAATTACTTCAATAGGTACATTTAAATCTAATTTTAATAATTTTTTAGCAACATTGCTCATAGTACTTTCACTATTAGCAATTTTATTTAATACAGTAGTAGAATCGTTAATAGGACTTCCTAAAAAATCTAATATTCTGCTATTAGAATCTATACCTTCTTCTTTATTAAATAATATTTTATTACTTAATTCAGGTGTAATTTCTATTTCATTCCAAGTATTACCATATTCATCTGTAATTTTATTTACTTTATAGTTTTTATTAAGAATATTAGTTACAGTATTTTCATAGAAATTATAAATAGGTTTTAAAGCACCAAATCCTTCTGTTCCTACTCTTTCAAGTTCTTGTTTAAGTTGGGCTATTTCATTGTCTATGCGTTTTTCTTGCTGTTCTACAGTAATAATAAACTTTTCTTTTTGCTTAGAATTCAAATCAACATAATCAAATTTTACACCTGATGGATTAGTTGTAGATTCTCCTGTTTTATTTAACGAAGTTTCTTTATCACTATAAACTGCATAACCATTTTTTTTATAACCATTTTCTACAGTTAGATAGAAAACTTTTGTACCGTCAATTATTTCAGAAGTAAAAACATTTTGTTTTTCTTTTAAAAAAGATTTTTCTTTTTCAAGCTCTTTAATTCTATCTTCTTTCTGTTTCTTAAACTCTTCTAAAGTAGTATGTTTTTCAACTTTACTTGCTGTATTACCAGTAGGAAATAATACTTTTTCATACCCTTTTTTAGCACTATCTTGTATAATAGATTTAACAAAGAATGTTACCCAATTATTATCTTTATTTAGGAGTTGTAAGAATTGGTTTTGACTATTTCCATTTTGAGTGTGCAAATCATTAACTCTGTTATCATACTCTTCTTGTGATATATACTTTTTTCTTAGGGCTTCTTTTAATTCAAAAATTAATCCATTATAATTTTCTTTTTGAGAACTTAAATTTCCTTTATTTCTACCTTTCTGAAATAAATCAGATTGTACTTCTAGTATTCTACGGATTTTAAATTTACTTTCTGTTACAGCTCTATCAATAATTTTAAGATATTCATATTCACTAATTTCCCCTTTTTCTTTTTTAATTTCAGCCTGTTTAAGATATTCTGGTATAATATCATCTGATACTTCATCACTTCTAAACCAACCGATACCTTTATCAGTAGCAAATTGAGCATGACCTTTAATACTAGGTGTAATACCTGGTGTAGCTATTTCTTGTTCTGTATAATTAACTCCTCCTGGAACTGTTAAATTAGAGTGATAAGTAGTAGGTCTTTCGTTAGCTTTTAATCTTTTAGAAACTTCATTATAATATTCATCTGAACCAGGTTCTAACAAACCTTCATTATCTATTTGTCTATAAATTTTATCTAATACTTCTTCTTCAGTTTCTGTAAAAGTATTTCCTGAATCATTAGAAGTTGTAAAACCTTTACTTTTAGCAAGATTAATTTCAATAGTAAAACTATAATTGGCTAATAAATTAGTAATTATTTCTTCTCTATTAGTTTTACCACTATCTAATATCAACTGTTTTTGCTCTTTAGGTATAGCAAGTTCAGTAAGAATTTTATTTAAATCCCAATTAGCTTTTTTACCTTTTTCAAAAATTTGTTTAGCTTTATCAGAATTTAATATATCTATTGATTTTAATCCATAATTTACAGAAGGTTCTTGTTGAAACAAAGACATTTGGTTAGAATCACCGTCCTTTTTTGTCCATAACTTTTTAGCTAAACTTATAGACCATATATTTTTATTTACACCACCTATATTAATTGGTTCAGCAGCATAATCATAACCTTTTTCATTTAAACTATTAGCAAATTTAGTAGCTGTTTCTTTAGTAAAAAGTTTGCGTTCACCTTGATTAGTTAATAATTTAAAACTTTTATAAAGTTCTAAATTTTGTTTCCAAGGTAAAGTTACCATTCCCATATCAAATATAGTAGGAATTGCAGAAGTACCTTTGTTATTAGCATTTTGCCAATCTTCTATTTTAACAGCAGTTGTTGCTGAAGAATATCCTAATTTTTTACTTAACTCTTTTACTTTAGGTAAGTTTGGTCTTATACATCTATACTGTCCCATAATTTTATTTTTTTAAACCGTAACAATCAATAGTTATTTCTTTTTGTTTTTCAGTCATACTGTTAAATTCTTCTGAAGATATTCCAGCTCTTTCTATACCAAATTTATCATCTTCTGATAAAGAATCCCAAGTTAATTGAAAAGCAGGCAAAGTTGCAATCTCTGTTTCGACAATCACTGCATCTTCCCAAACTACATCTTCAAAAGGTGCTTGAGTATCAACTTCTTCTTCATTATTAAATTTAGCTTTAACATCAACATCATCACCTACAATACCATTATATAAATTAGAAGCTCCAGTAATAGGTATTCTGTAATAAGATAACGACTCTTCGTTTATACTATTTAATTTATATAAACCTAATTCGTTTAATTTAAAATCAAATTTAGTAATGTAAGATTCAGGATTATTATTGTATTCAATTTCAAGATAATCAGGTAATCCTATTTTACCTTCAAGTATTTTACTATAAGATATCTTATTGGCAAGACCTTTTAATGTAGGTAAATTTTGAATTACTTTTTCTATCATATCTGGATATTCTACTAAAGAGTTTTTAGTCAAATCTCCAACAACTTCCACAAAATCCTCAACAGGTATGTATTTGTAAAAAGATACTGGAGACTCTATTACTCCCGTTTGAAACAAAGATAATTTAATTAAATCTGTATACAAAGCTGGATATTTAAATTTAAAATCTCTAAAGCTTTCGTTAATAACTTTATCTAAATTATTATCAATTCTAATAGTATTATCAAATCTAACAATATCAGGTTTACCTTGAGTTTGAGCAAAATCTACGATTAGCATATTATCAAAAAGATAATTACCTTTCATTTCATCAGATTTGATTAATTTAGATATTTGTTTACTTACACTATTATCACCATATACGTTATTATCAAACCATTCTTTTTTGTTTTGTAAATTATTTTGAATAATAATGTTAGTTAACATTCCATAGATTTTATATAAAGATTCAGGCTTTAATTGAGAATTTTTATCAAGAATATTCATTAATGATTTTAAAGCTATATCTGAATTAAATATTTTATGTACAGCAACTGAAGGTTTGTACAAAGCAATAGCAGTATCTAACACGTTTACTTTAAAAGGACGTATAATAGTTTTATCAACTAAAGTATAAATTCCATCAAAAATGTTATTATCTAACTTTTTATAATTATAATCATAAATCATACTTTCAGGTAAGTTTTTACCTGCACCTTGAGTATCAAACTTTAAAGAGCTAATTGCTTTACGTAAATCCATAGCGTATTCAGTGTAAAACAAATAATCATCAAGTATATTTAATTGTGAAGAATTTACAGGTTTTTCAATAAAACTTAATAATTGCTCTTCATCGTAAATTCTACCTTCAGGATTTGCAGTAGGTATTTTTTTACCATTTAAATCTACTTTAGCTTTTAAATATTCAGAATCAACACTTGCTCCTCCAAACATTTTTCTAACCTCAAGAATTATATCATTTTTAGTTTTATTTTCACCTAAATTAACTCTTCTATATTTAGAAACTAAACCTTTATTTTCAGAAGTTTTTTTAATAAATTCTAATATAATAGGTTGAGTCATAAAAAGATTAACCCATTTATCAGGTACTCCTGCTTCTAAAAGATAGTAGTGAACATCATTAGTTTTACCATTAGCGTTTAATTGAAAAATAAATGGAGTTTTAGCAGCATCCACATTTGCAGATAAATGTTGATTACCAATTAAATCTATAATAGATTTACCTTCAGCATTATTCTTTTTACCTAAAATAATTTTACCATCTTCATTTAAATTTAAATAACCTTTAGGTACAAATAATCTATTACTGTAATCTTTTTGAGTTAAAGGAGATATTTGAGTAAGTGCAGTAAATACAGATTGACTAGCAGATTGACCTACTCCAGCTTTAGCTGACCAAAAGTTTTTACCTACTCTAACATTAGTACCTGTCCAAAATTGTTTAATACCTTTATAATCAACAGTTACTTTATATTTTTCTTGTTGAGCATTATTAATTTTTTCAGCTTGTTTTTGTAAATTTTCAGCAGAGTTAGGAGTAACATAATCAATAAATCTTTCTGGGTCTTTAAGACGTTTAATTAATAAAGTTAAAAGTTTATTTTGTAAACGTTTCTTTTCAAATCTACGTCCTAAATCACCACCTAAAGGTATAGGTAAAGGTTTTTGATTACTCTTAATAAATAAATCTAAAATCTTGTCATCAGTAATTGTATTTTTAATTTTATTATACTCTTTAATTTTTTCTTCAGACATGTCAGTTATATAGTTATATAAAAACATATTTAACTTATCCACGTCAAAATCACCACCTGATTGTACAGTAATTTCGTAAGGAACTGCTGCTAATAAATCGGTATTTTTAGGTAAAAATCCAACTACTTTGAAAGCTAACATTGAATTTAAACCTTGAGTAGGAATACGATAACCTAAAGATTCTAATAAATTATTATCTAATGTATTAATATCAAATTTACCTTTAAACCAATTAGGTAATAATATTTCAGCTACATTTATTTCATCATTTACTTTATTGATAAAACCTAATCTAGCATTACTATTATTAAATTTATTATCAATAAAATGTGATTTATAAAATTCACTATCTTTTAATATATCACCATTTCTTAATGCTTTATTTAAAGATTCTTCAGTAGCATATTCAAATCCAACAGAACTTGTTTGTACATAAGACCTACCAAACATTTTTTGTTTTAAAATTCTATTATTTAATAAAGCATTCATTAAATTTTGAATTTTATTTCTACTTGGTAAAGCATCAATAGTTAATTCTTGACTTTTAAGATAATCTAATCCATATATAACATTATCAGATTCTTCTCTTTCAATAGCTGATTGTTTAAAAATATCAATTAATTTACCCCAAGCATCTCTGTCTAAATCTCCTTCTCTTAATCTATCTAAAGATATACCTAAAGATTCAGCTAAATTAGCACTTTCTATTTCAACTAACTCATCTATAAGTTTAAGAAACTCATTATAATCTTCTTCATTTTTAAATTCTTCACCTGCATTAACTGCATTTTGAGTAATTAATTTACGAATCTGACTACCAAATAAAACTTCCCATTTATCTTTTTTAGGAGATATATCTACTTGAATTTTTAAATCTTGAATATTAAGAGTATGAATAGAATCTTTATTTACTTCTCCATAATAATTAGATTTATTTATTAAACTACCTACTTTGTTACCACTTTCAAATACACCAATAGATGAACCTGACTCTAACATTTTTAAATTAGTTTGCTCTAAAACTCTACCTTTAATTAAAGAAGGTACTAAAGGATAAACAGCAAACTTATAATATACAGGTATAAATTCTTCAGTATAACTAGCTTCTGGTCCAAAATGAACTAATTTTAATGGAGGCCATGCAGAATCAGAAAGAGAATTTCCTTCCATTTCAGCTACAAATTGTTTTTCTAATTTTTCATTCCATTGACCAGTTCTAATCATGTATTCACGATAGAATTGAAATGTAGAAAAACCTTGTGCATCAGTAGCATTAACTTTTTCATAACCAGTAACATCTAAAGATTTTATATAATCTGCATTGTATTTAGATTCAACTTCTACATCAGAAAAGACTAATCCTTTAAATAAAGTAGGGTCGCTAGGTAAATTCTTTTCGTATTCTCCGTAAAATTGTTTTCTACTATCTACAATAAAATCGTTAACATTAGTATCAATAGAAGGAATACGACCATTAGCACGAATAGCAGGAGTACGTTTAAATAAATCTTTATAAAATGCTGGATTACCGAAAAAGATATTCATTTGTTCTAAATTAGTAACAAACTCAGTAGAAACTAATGCTCCAACAATTTTATTTACAGTTATACTATCGTTTACTAAATTACCTAATACAGTGTAATCTTTTCCAGTTTTATCTGTACCAACATAATTTCTAGTCAACTCCATTGCATCAAGATATGCTTTGTACAATTCTTTTTTGATAACATTAGAAAATTCTTCTTTAGTTGAAAAACTACCTAATTCATCAAATATAGCAGAAGCTTTACTTACTTTAAATATTTTATTAATTCCTTTATCTTTAAATACTTTATCAAATTCTTTGTAATTTAAATATATATCAAATAATCTATCTATAAGTGAGTTAGGTACTTCAAGATAATCATCATTAATTGTAACTTCATCTGGTTTAACAATTAAACTTTTATCATTTATAGTTAAACCATATACTGATTTTTTATCAGCCATTTGCATAAACTGAACTGTAGGATATTTATTTTTATCTCCATATAATCCTACTATTTTGTGCATTAACAATTCTTCTTCAGTAAGAGTAGATATATGTTGACCTTCATTTCCTATTTCATTAAATTTTTGACCATCAACTAAAGTTATATCAACTTTTCCTTGAGCAATAGCATCCCATAACTTAGAGTTTTGAGTAGTTATAGTTTTAGCCAATCCTTTTTTAATTGCATCTAATTTTTGAAATAAAAATGAAGGTTTAGCAAAAGCATAAACAGTTTCATTTTCAGTATTTCTAGATTGATTTTCAGTAATAGAAGTTGTAGTTTCAATATCTGCTTCAATCAAATTATTTAAAGCATTTCTCCATTTAGCTACAGCTTGTCTACTAGATTTATCTTTAACAGATATAGCTTCTTCTAAAGAAGATTCATACCAAAAAGGAGTAGTTACAGTTAAAGTTTGACCGTCAACTACTACAATCTTTTTAGGTAATGTACCTATTGCTTCTTTAAAATTAGTAATTAAATTTTCAAGATTAGAATCAAAAGGTGCATTAAACTTCATACCTACTTTTTCAGCAAATTCTTTAGCTGGTAATTTTTGTAATTCAGAATAATTTCTAATAAACCTTTGTCCATCAACAGTTTCAACTATATCAGTAGACATTAAACCTGTTCTCCAAACTTGTCTGATTCTATTTTTAATTGATTCTTTCATTGAATCAAGAACAACATTAGTATTATTACCGTAATATATTTGAGTTAACATTGTTTGGTAAACTAAACTTAATGCATCAAAAAATTGAGTATGAAGAAAAACTTGATTTGCAGTAGGATTCATATCACCTAAGCTTTCTTTTATTTGACCTACTAATCCCCAATTTCTAGCTTCAAATTCAGTAGTAGGTTCGCTATCATAAATAGCATTAAGCTTATCCATCATTTCTTCAAAAGTAAATGTATCGTGTAATAAATTAGCAAGATAAGCTTTTACTTCACTAGAAGGAATTAAAGGTTGATGTCCATATTCAGTATAATCAGCAGTTTGGTCTACAACAGTATTAAGTAAAAAATCTATTTTTTTAGACATACCAGCAAAACCTGATAGCTTATTACTTTCAGCATAATTTTCTGTTCTATTTCTTGTATTATTATCGCTACTTTCTTCATCTTCTTCAAATTCAAAACCTAAATCAGTTAAAGTTTTTTCTTTAAAAGTAGTTAAAAATTCATCAGGTTTTAAGTTAAAAGCTGAATTATATTTTAACATTTCAGCTTTAACGTAAGTATTAAATTCAGGAAGAGAATCAGCTAATTCAAAATCAGCAAAATTTACTCCTTTTTCAGCTACAAATAATCTAAAGTAAGAAAGTAAAGCTTCTTCAATTTTTTTATTTTCAGAAGGAGATATTTCAAATGTACTAAATAAAACTAAATCTTTACTTCCTTCACCTAATCTATTAATATAAGAAGCTTTATTATAATAACCTTCATTTAATTTACCAAATACTTCATTAACAGTAGCAGTATTTAAATTTAAAAAAGATTTGATAAAATTCCATAATCTTCCAAACAAAGATTGTTGTTTAGCAGGAAATGATAATTTACCATCAGACATTACATAATCTCTAAACTTTTCAGCTAAATATTCTTCAGCTTCTAAGTCAGTCATATCTTTACCTGATACTTCTCTAGCTTCATTATATAAACTATCACGTTCAGTACGACTTAAATACATTTGACTTACTAAGTGAAAAGCTTCATGATATTCAGTACCTTCTTCTAGTATGTCAGATAAAGTAATTGCTCCATTTCTAAAATAACCAAAATAATCTCCTTTAAATCCAGCTAATTTAATTAAACCTTCAGCTACTTCAGGAGTTACACCTAATTTAGCTTGAGTCCATTTTTTAGCTGATTCTATATCTCCTAGTTTATAAGGTAAAGAATCTACTTTTCTAGTTAAAGGTTTTTGTTTTTGAAAAGGATTAGGTTTTTTAGTAGCACTAGGAGCTTGAACAGTTTCAATTTTAGAAATATCATAAACATAAAGCTTACCTTTTCCATTTAACCAATCTTTTGTTTGTTGATATTTTGGAGTATTATTTTCAAAATTTTCAGATTTTTCTATAGCTTCTTTACCACCTGCTTCTTCAATCGTCAACAATCCTCTATTAGTTACTAAAAAATCTTTGCCTCCAATATTTACAGTAGCTGTTTTTCCTACAGGAATATTTATTTGTTTAGCTTGAGATTCACTTCTTGTAGTAGTTGTTTTAGTACCATTAATTATTTTAGCAATATTATCAGGTTGCATCTGTATAGTTCTTCTTTCTATATCAGCTTTTTCATCAACAGTTTCTACAGTTGTTTCTACAACTATTTCTGGTGCTTTAACTTCAATTATTTCTTCAACAATAGGTGCAGAAAATACTGGACCACCTTTACTTAAATCTAAAACTTCTTGATAAAAAGGTATAGTTTCTATATTACTTTTTACAAAACTTAAAAGATTCATTCTATCACCTTGAATTTCACCATTTTCAAATTTTATAACATAGTTACCATATAACTTATTAATAAATTTTAAATGTTCAGGAACAGGTATTATATTTCTACCTGATTTTCTATATTCATTTTTTTGTTCAGCACTTAAAGTAAGAAATTGAAAAGCATTAACTTCTCCATTAATAATTTTAGATTTTTCTTCTTCAGTTGGAACAATATCAACAGGTTTAGGTGTAGCTTTTAATATAGCTTTAACTTTGGTATTAGGTTTTTCTTCTATTTTAGGATTAAAAATAGCATATTTATTTATAAATATATTGTTCTTATCTAAAGTAGAAATGTTATGGTAAACTGCTGGAGGAAATGCTGAAGGAATTCCGTATAGCATTAAATCAGAATATGTAGTTTTACTCATTGTCCAATTACCATTTTTCAAAATAGGCAAATTTCTTTCTCCAAGAAAATTACCTAAATGTTTATTGCTTACAGTTCTTTTCTTTGCTAACAAAGCATTTCTTAAAAGGTCTACACTTCCTTCAAAAGTATCTTTAGTAACAAATAGTTTAGTATTGTTTTCTCCAGAAGCAAAATATAAAACTTCAGTATTACCTTGTTTTTCAAACTTCATTGAAGTTTTAGCATTAGATGAATCTCCAAAAAACAAAAACATATCTAATACAGAATACACATTAGGATTGTAAGATAAAATAGATACTTCTTTACCATCTATTTTTTTAACTCTAGTACCTTCTAAATAATCTTTAATTAAAGGTAATATAATATTGTCTACTTCAAAAACAGTAAGATTACGAGTTTCTAACTCATGATATATATATTGAGGTTTACCATTATTGGTACCAGTAAGTACAGCTATATAAGGTCTACCACTCCATTTAACATTTACTTTTTGACCATTATGTTCAATAACAGGTATTCCAGTTACAGGGTCAATCATAGATACAGCTAACTTATACCCTCCTGCACTTACAGCAGGTATATCTTTTAAAGTAGATAATGGTTCTTCCATTAAATCTTTTTTGATATTTAAAAATCCAGGAGATATACTCTCAACAGTAACATAACTTTCTAAACCTTGTTCTTCTCTATCTTTTATATTATCTATAAATTTACTATAATCAAGTCTTTCTTGTTCAGTTGCTTTAACATTAGTATTGTTAACTTCATTTAGTACAGTATATGCACGAACACCATCTTTTTCTACAACTTTACCATTTTTATATAGTACTGCTATAATAGGTGGATTCTTATAAGTTACTCCTTTTATAGTAGCAGGATAAGTAATTCCTTCAAATGTTTGAGGAGCTACTTCTAATTTTAAAGATAAAGGTGTATTAGAATTAGATAATTGAGTTAAAGTATCAAAATATAATTTACGTGAAGGATTGATATTTAAATCTCTTCTATCTCCTAAATCATTAAATTCATCTTTACCTAAAGAACTTCTGCCAGCACTAGAAAATAAAGTAGGTTTTTTAAATTGAAATTCTTCTTTAACAGTTCCTTCAGGAGCTTCTTGAGAATCATCTAAATCTACATCAGTAACTTTTAATTTAAGTAAATCTGATGTACCTTTTTTAACTATTTTGGCGTTAGGATTTTTAGTATAAAAACTTTCAGTTATATCATTACCATCTTTATCTATAAAAACAGTACTACCGTCTTCAGATTTTAATATATCAACTCTATCTCCATTAGGCAATAACATTTCGTAATCGCTTTCAAAAGTATCTTCATTTCTACTTATACTTTCTATTTGAGATTCAAGTTCAGAAATTTTTAATTTGTTATTGTTAGAATCTTTTATTTGTTTTTTTACACTTTCTTGATATTCTTCAGCTATTTCTTCTTCTAATAATTTAGGATTAGCTACATATTTTTCATATTCTTTTAATAAAAGTTCATTTGCTTTAAATAATTCTTGATATGTAATAGCATCTTTTTTTTCTTTTGCTGCTAAAATAGGGTCTGAATTATAAACAATAAGTTCAGGTTCGTTAGTTTTAACTAAAGGATTAAAAGATTCAAGTTGTTTTTGAATAGCTTTTTGACTATTAATAATACTTCCTAATTTAAACATAGCAGAATTACTAATATTTCTAAATTGAGGAAGTTCTTTCATAGCATCATAAGTAACTTTAAAATTATTTATTAAATTTAAAGTATTGTCTATTTGTTTTTTATGCAGTTCAAAATCTTTATCTGTTAAAGTAACTTCTGATAATTTAGAATTAGTTTGTAAAGCTTTATAAGCTTTAAGTTCTTCTGGAGTTATGTCTTTAGAAGTTTCTAACTCTGTTTTGAAATTATCAAAATTATTTATAGATAAATGAAATAAAGCTTGATTTAATATTTGTTTATTATTTGCAATTTCATATAAATTTTTATCATTTTTTCCAACAGCATATTGCTTAATAGATTCTAATTTACTATTATCATTAACAGTGTTTATATAATCTTCTTTAATAATATTTTGTTTAGTACCATCAGGAAGTTCTATAGTTTTATATAAAGCTGTTTCATTAATTACATAATTTTCATCAATATCTTTTTTAATTAAATTTGCTTCTTTATAAATAGAATCTAAATCTTTTTGGTCCATTTTAGATTTACCTCTAGTAGCCAAAGCACTTGCTCCACCACCAGCAATAGCACCTAAAATCCAAGATATTTGTCCTTCTTCAGTAAGAAAAGAATTACCAAATTCTTTTCCCATATTTTTCATAAATCCTTTCCAACCTTCTTTGTTTTCAACAGTTAATTGTGCTCCTTTATTAGAAGCATATTGTATACCTTCTTCTGCTCCTTCAAGAATTCCGTTTTTAACTAAAGCATTTGCTATATTTAAATAACTATCATATTTTCCTACAGTTTTTTCACCAAGTTTATATAAATCAATAGATTCATCTGAATATTGTGATAAACCTTTAGATAAAATATTATCAAATGTTCCTAACATTTTTATATTTTGATAATAATCAGGTAAAGACAATGCCATGTTTGCAGCAAAGTTAAATGCTGCTGCTCTAGAAGCATCTTCTTCAGAACCTCCGTTTCTTAAAACTTCTTCTTTAGTTCCATAAGATTCTAAAGCAGTTTCACCTACTCTACCTATTAAAGAAGCAGATAATCCACTTATACTATCGGCAAACTTTTTAGCCTTTCTTAATTTTTCAATATCGTCTACAGCAGATAAACCTTGACTAGCAGCTTCAGCAATAGTTAACCCAGCTAAAGTTTTATCTCCTCCTTTTAACGACAATAAAGAATTATAAAAAGAACTATCTTTTCCTAACATCTTAGCTGCATTTTTAGCTCCATAAACACCTCCTGCTAAATAACCTACTAATTGAGAAATATTATCTACACCTTTTAACGAAAAAGGAGATATGTTTTCGTATACTCCTTGGTCAGTAGCATCATATACAGGAGTCATATCAGTTAAACCTCCTTGTATTGCACCTAAAACATTAGTAGCTAAATTATCAGATAACCAAGCTAAAGGATTATCATTATTTTCATTATCATCTGTTAAATTTATACCAGCTTGTAATAAAGAAGCTCCTCCATAAATTGCTAATCCATAAGGATTACTTAATGCCGCACTAGAACCAAAAGCTAATCCTCCATGCAATAAAGCATTCCCTAAAGCTAAAGCATCGCTTTGTTTTTCATCTCTATATATATTTAAACCTCTTTGTAAATCAAAGTTAGTTATGTCTTCATCATATGACGAATCATTAGGAAAATATCTACCTACACCTACAGCAGGAGCATTTAAAGGTAAAGTAGATGGTGTATTAAACCTATCGCTTCTCATTGCAGCTTCTGTTTTAGAAAGTTGCAATTCCATTTCTTCTGGAGTTATTAATTTTTTCTTTGCCATTTTATTCCATTCCTAAATTAGAGTCTGCTATAACTGTAAAAATTGCTTCTTTTGTAAAATTACTTATACCTTGTTCGTTTAAAGGATAATTTTCTAATAGAATTGATTTTCCGTTTTCATCTTTAAATTTTTGAATTACACCTTGTTTATTACCAAGTACTCCAGGTTTTGATACTCTGTAATGAATATTTCCTTCTATAGAAGGAATATTATAAATACCTTCTGAATCTTTAGAAACATCTAATGCTGATTTTAATATTTGTTGATAAGCAGAAAGTTGTTTTTGAACATTAGCTTCATTAGGTGCTCCTTTAATTAAAGAAGATAAAGGTGTAATAGCTTGAGTTTCTCCACCAGAAATTTTAATTGTACCTTCATACAAATTAAATTTAGTTGTTCTGTTAGGGGCACTCATTATTTTTTTAGAAGTTTCACTATTTAAAGGTTCAAAATTTTTATTTAATAACGGCATTCCTGAAATATTAGCAAATATATTTTTATCAACAATTTCTCTAAATTTAGATGAAGCTAAATTATAATCTACACTTGCTATTTTAGTATTATTTTTCATTAATGCAGTATAAGCATCAAATATTTCTTTATCAGTTCTATCTTTATTTCCTGGACCTTTTCTATATAATTTTTCAAAATATGAAGGAAATGGTAAAGTCATATCTTTCATATCGCCAACTATAGTAAGTTGTTCTAAAGCACTTAAAGGATTTTGCAATGCTCCTTCTGTTCCACCAACACGTTCTGAATAAGATTTAGGTCTACCTATATATTTACCATCAGAATTAAAATTTTTACTTACTTCTTCAACTTCATCATCAATTTCTTCTACAGATTTACTAACATCAATATTATTAGGGATTCCAGTCAAAGCTGCATTTAAATCAGCTTTAAAATTAGAAGATTTATTCATAGTCATTACGTTTGTTAAATTTGCATCCATGTCTACTTCATCTTTACTAGTAACATTAGTATATCCAAATTTATTTTTAGCAAAAGAAATTGCTGGATTTACGTAATTATTAAATATTTGCGATTTTCTACTTTCTAAAGTTTCTCCTTGTTGTAAAGGATTTTCAAATAAACTTAATTCAACATCTCTGTCAATCATAGAATTAAACGGAATACTAGATTTAAATGCTTGATTTAAAGCATAATCTAATTCTTTAGTATCTACTTTTTGCCAACCTTTACCTTCAGTATATTTTAAACCAATTCCTGCTGGAAGAGGTTCTTTCATTCCAGGAAGTTTAATTTTACCATCAGAAATTTTATATGTAGATGATTGACCAGTAAAACTATCAGCTTGCCATCCAGAACTTAAAGTATTAGCAAAAGCAATAGGGTCTACGTCAGAAGCAACTGATGGAGTATTGATATTTAAATTGCTAATAAATCTATTTTCTTTATCAAAAGAAGCTGGAGTTATTTTAGAATTATACATCTTTAACCACTTTTCTTTTGTTTCAGGATTTATAGATTTATCATTAATTATAGATTTTCTATAAGAATCTAATTCTTTAGCTCTAGAAGTTAATCCTGTATAGATGTTAGCAAAATCTTCAGCATCAGCTAATGTTTGCCATTGCATTTTATGATAATCTCCACTTGTTGCTCTATCTTTAAGACGTGCAGCATAGGTATCTGCAATTTCTTTTGCTAATTGTTGGTCTTTTGGGTCAACTGACCCCATTAGTTTTTTTGTAAGTGCTCCGATTTTTGTATCTGTTTCGATAGCTTTGTCATAACGATTTTGTAAGACTTCTCCTACTTTAACACCTGCTTCAACAGGTAGTTGTTCTGGAACAATCTGTAGTTTTGGTGCGACAAATTCTGCCTGATTCCAATTTATAGCCATTTGTAGTTTTATTTTTAATACTGAACTACAAAGATAGATATATTTTAAATAAAAAAAGCTTAGATTTTACTCTAAGCTTTTTATTTTTTTATTTCTTTAAAGAACGTTTTTTAATAGTACCGCCATATTTTTTAATAGCTATGTCTTTAGCTATTTTATCTTCATACATTCTACTCATCATTTCATAATAAGCTAATTGATTATCTCTAGCTATTTGATTATTAAACATATTAGTCATGTTATCTCCCATAGAACCAGTAGCTTTCATTCTATTACCAGCTTTCCATAACTCGTAATTATATAAATTTTCCAAATTATATTGGTCAATACCTAAATTAGCTTGTACTCCTTGATTATAAGCAGCAGCTTGTGCTCCACTATAAGCATTGTTTAATTGTTTATTAGCATTTTCTTGAGTTTGGAAAGAACGACCTTTACCCATCATTTGTTGATTTCTAATCTTTTGTAAATTAGCAGCTTGAGTAGAATAACTACCACTTCCTAAATTTACACCTCTTCTTGCAGCAGCAGTTTCAGCATCTATTGCTGCTCTTTCAGCAGAATAATCAACATACTCAGGACTTCTACCTGCACTAAAAGTTACAGGTGCAATACTTCTAGGTGCTTTAACTTTATTAATTTGTTGATTTTGCATTAAATTAGTTAAAGCTTGAGTAGCGTAACCCATTTGTTGAGGAGAAACATTAAAACCAGTTTCTCCAACTGGATTTTGCCCTTGTCCTGTAATGTTATCAATTTGAGATTGAGTAAAAGGTTTACCATTATTAATGTTAGGAACTTTTAATAATATATTAGGAGTAGGTTTAGGTGGATTGCTTCTTACACCAAATATAGGTTCAATTATACCAGGTCTACCATCAGTTCCATCATAATGAATTAATCCACCATGTTTCATAATTCTAACATTATGTGCAGGATACATGCCATTATGTGAAGGAGGTATTGTTCCACCTTTGGCAAATAATTTACGTTGTTTAGTTTCTTCTTTTATTATTTTCATTTCTTCTTGAGTGTTAAATAAATTATCTAATTGTTTATTGAATAACATTTCTGTATTCATTTTAGCTTTAGTATTAGGTTTTTCATCTAACTTAGCTATTTTGTTATTAATAGATTTAGCATGTTGAGCAAAAGTTCTTTTACCATTTTTTAATCTATCACTAAATACTCTAGTTCCTTCAGGTACATTAACTTCAATACCACCATTATCATGAGATGGACCATCAACTCCCATTACAGTACCATCAGGTAATTGCATTTGTTCTTGCAATTCTAATTCAGCAATAGCACCAGGTTGGTCATCAACAATTGTTCCTCCATAAGGGTACATATTATTAACATTAGTTGGCATAGTAGTTATTGGAGAATTAGGTCCTCCTATTCTTTTTTTAGACATAATGTTATTATTAGCAGCAGCTTGCACTTTTTTCATTTCATCTTCTTGCTGTTTACCTTGAAAATATCCTGCTGCTCCACCAACAAGACCACCAACAACAGTACCTACAGGACCAAATACAGAACCAGCAGCTGCTCCAGTTAAAGCACCTTGACCAATAGATTTTCCTGTACTTTGATATGTACCAAGAGCATTACCTTCAGCATCAGTTACTTCATTATCAGGAACAGCACCTAATGCTAAATTACCAACCATAGCACCTAATTGAATAGGTCCAGTCATATCTCCACCTTGAGAATATTGATTTAAAGAACGTTTAACTGTTCCTCCATCTTGATGTTTCCATTTAGAAGCATTTTTAGCAAAATTTGCACGTTTAACAATAGTAGAAGAATAGTCTTCTTTATTAGCCATTACGTGACTAGCTGCTTCTTGTACTCCCATACCATGAGATTTTGCCCAAGAAGTAAACTTACCTTTATTTTCAGGTTTAATATGTATGCTACCTCCTTCACCATAAATGTAACCTCCCATAGCCATATTAGCTATAATATTTTCTTGAACTTCTTTAGGTAAAGCATTGAAACCTGGATTATCAATAGTTCCTCCATCTTCCATTTTAGCTTTAATCTTACGTTCTTGCTTTAACATTTCTTTAGTAGGTTTTTTACCAGAACCAGCATTATCTCTAATGTTATCCCATAAACCACGTTTAGAATAAGAGCCATCAGCTCTTTTAATTAAGCCACCTTTTTTATATTCAGGTAATGTTCTTTCTTTCATAATTTGACCTCCATCTTGATATTTAATAAATTTATTTTTATTCCAATAACCTTTAGCTCCATTGCCAGCATATAAACTTTCATTACTAAAAGTTTCATGATTAGGTAATTTATAAGTGTCAGGAAAATGATTATTAATATTACCAACACCTTTATTTTTATAAAAAGAAAAATAATCATAATCTAATTCATTTGAATAAGGTATTCCTCTTTTTCCTTCAATTGTATTATTCTTATACCAATTTAAAAAATTTAAATCAGAATTTGCGTTATTAGGATTATATATTTTTCCTCCATTAGGATATTTAGTAAATACTAAATTAGGTGCAGTTAGATAATAACTGTCTTTTTCAGTTACCATTCTTGCAAAAGGTAATTTTGTTTTAGATACTTTATTTATATCATTTATTATATTATTTATTTCTTTTAAACTAATGTTAGGATTTCCATCAATTACTGAATTAAAACCTAAAGTATTTAAAGGACTTTCACCTGTAAAATTTACACTTCCTTTTCCTTCATTTACCATTTTACTCATTGCTTTAGCAGTTAAAGGATAACTATCAGTACTTAAAGAACTTGAACCTATAAAATTAGAACCAGAAGGAGCGTTATTAACTGTTTTTAAAGCTTGTCTTAAATCAGAAACTACATCACTATCTCTAGTTAAACTTCCTATTAAAGATTGAGTGTTTTCAGGAAAAGATATTGGTTTGTAAGAAGGATTAAATACTCTATTAGCAATTCCTGAACCAACATCAAAAGAATTGCGAGAAATTTTTTTTGTTTTACTAAACAATTGTCTATCTTGAATAGGTGATTGTATTTCTTGATTAAATCTTCTTGCATTAGCAGAAACCATTTCATCTATTATATTATTATAATTGTTTGTATTATCAAGATTATATCTTATTATATCGTCAGGTATTATAATTTCAGAAGGAGGCGAAGGTAATTCATTAAATACAGGTACTTGTTCGTCAATACTTGCACGTAATTCTTGAACTCTAGGATTAACACGAGGAGCATATCTACTTTCTTTAGTAGAACTTAATTTTAAATCATTTATTTTACTTTGAACTTTTTCTTTAGAAAATCCAGTAAGTTTTTCAAAAGTTTCATCAGAAAGACTTTTAGCTTTTGAAAAACTTTTTTCTAAAACAGAAAGATTATCCATATTTTTTGGAGAAAAAGAATGACCTACTGTTCTAATAGTATGTAAATATTCTTTTTCAGCAGCAGATAATGTTTGGTTTAAAGCTTTTTTTTGCATTATCTTTTTAAGTAAAATTTCACTAGCTGTACCTGCTAAACCTGCTGCACCTGAAAAAAGAGGATTAGCTAAAGTAATGGCGTTAATAACATCTAAACTAGCATCTTCTAATCCAGGAATGTTAGGATTAACTCTACCATTAGGTTGAATTTCATTTATATTAGTAGCCCAAGAATCAGGAGTATAACCTCTAGGTCTTACAGGAGCATAATTAGTTCTTGTATTATCAGATTTGTTAGTTTGGATGTTATCTTTTAATTTAGGTAACTCCCCTCCTTTTTTATAATTTCTTAAACTTCTTTTCATTTACTTTAAGTTTTTAAGTTTGTACATTGTAGAAGATATTAAACTTTTAACTTCATCTATTCTGTTAATAACATTACTACAATCACAAGCATTTTGAGCTTTAGTTGCGTAATCATAAAGTTTAGTTAAATGTTCTACAAAGGTAGTAGATTTTAACATAGGTTCTTTAAAAGTTTGAATACCGTATAAACCTTGATACTCTTCAATTATACTATCAGTTAAATCAGGAATACCATCATAATATTCATTAAGAGCTTTGTGTTGTGCAAAACTTGTAGTTTTTAAATGCTCAATATGAGCAACAGGTGCAGAATACAATAACTCAACAACTAATTGAGATATAGTGTATTTAGGTTCAGATTTTTTAATATTTAACATTATCGTATATTTTTAATTACTAATTTAGTTACATCAAGTAAATATAGTTTAGGTTTTTTAGTTACTTTACTTATAGTTAAGAATTCAAAATTACTATTAAACCTAATAGGTTCATAAAGTTTAACTCTATAAGTACTACCAGTTACCAAAGATATAACTTTAATGTAAGCAGTATAAGTTGAAGTAGTTACTTTTAATACATCATTTATGTTAATAGGTTCGCTAGTAAACAAATCAGCAGTAGTATAAGTATCGTAATCTTCAGTTACAGAAAATCCACTAGGGTTACTTAATATATCTTCTTGTTCTATATGAGTAAAATATTTAAACCTAACTCCAAACCAAAAATCTACTAATTTTTTAATTTTAGTCCAATGTTTATTAAGATTTAAATTATTAGTAAAAGGTCTAAACCATAAATCATTATCAACTACTTTTAAATTATTATTAGCAGTATTATCTCTAAATTCATTATGTGACCAATATCCTTCTAAGTTTCTACTATTATCAGTATTTACAATTGTATTTTCTTTAGACAATTGATAAGAGTTGTAAGCTTGAGCTGTATCAAATGTAGTAAGTACTTCTTCATTATTACTTGTATCTAAAGCTTTAGTTTTCCATTGACTAGATAGTAATCTTACAGGTTCAGGATTATTAAATATAGGTTCAACAATTGAAGGTACTGGTCCATTATTATTAGGAATAAGCAATACATTTTTATTATGCTCAAACATTACATTTTCTTTAGTCCAGAAAAATTGAGTATTATTACTTGCATAATTATCAGGATAAAAATTATAATAACTAGCCCAACCTTTAAAATCAGGATAGTATCCTATTGTATATCTTTCTTGAACAAAATAAGTTTTATCGTTAAAGTATACACCTACTGCATAATGACCTCCACCTAAATCTATACCATCAGGTAATAAAGTAGAAGTTATTCTATATAATTGATTTTCATATATAAAAAGATTTCCTATTGACCAATTATTATCAATTTCTTCTTTATCGTATTGACCTTTAAATTGAGTCATGAAAGTATTAGTTACAGTCAAATCTTTTTTAGTAAGCAAATATCTTTTATAAAAATTATCAAATCCAGCTATATATCCGTAATATATAGAATCTTTACCATTAAATTTAAAATTATCATAGCTATATAATATTTCCCAATTGTTACTTGTAAAAGTAGGAACATCAGTTGTTGTATTTAAACAATTCCACAAAGCATTATTATATTTACGAACTTGTCCTTCTAAATAAGTACCTGCTGTCCAAGCAGGACAAAGATTAAATATTAAATTTCTATAAAAGTTTTCAAAATTTAATTTTATGTTTTTCATAAAAAATATAGACAAACCTTCATCAGATATAATTTTTAATCCATCAGCTAATAACATAATTTTATTAGTATTAACGTCTGGATAAAATATACCATATTGAGTAAGAACACTAGCAAATTGGTGATGTAATCCTCCATACCCACTATCAGTAAGAACTAAATCTTTTGGAGGATAATCAAACAAATCACCTGCTCCAACAAATGCTTCACTTTCATCAGTTTTAATCCTATCTCTTGTAGCTGTAGCTTTAATACTATTTTCATGATGTATTATTAATCTATTATTATAATTCGTAATATTTATTATTTCACCTTTTGATTTTTCAATATCAGTATATTCATTAGCTAAAAATGTTCTATAGTTATCAATAACACCTTCAGGATTATCTTTACTTGACCTTGCTATTCTAGTAGGAAAAGAGTCAACACTAGGTATAAAATTTTTAGAATGAATATTAGGTTGTTTTAAATCATTAACAGAAGTATAATCAGTATTGTAACCATAATAATTACCAAAACCGTTAGGTAAAAGAGGTACATTCAATACAGGTACTATATCTGTTTTAGGATAATATATATCATATTGATTAGGACCTTCATGTCTATAGTTTACATTGTTGATAGTTTCAGCTAAGTATTTATGTAATATTCTCCATTCACCTGCTGTGTTACCAGTTGTTGCAAAATTAAGAGCAGGAACAATATCACTTACACCTCTATAACCACTCCAACCAATAAAAGTATCTCCACCATAAACTACAGATGTAGATTGACCTGTTCCATTAAAAGCATTTGCTGTAAGAGCAAAACTATTATTAGTAAAAGCTAATTCTTGAAAATCAAATGAGTTATAAATGTCAGTTTTATAATTATATAAATTACATACAACTAATTCATTATATTCGTTACTACCTGTATGAGGAGAACCAGAAGTTTCAAATCCTCTATGAGAAGCACTAAATGTATATGTTACTACCCCATTAGGATATAAATCAGATGTTTTTAATGTATTTTCAGTTTCAAGAATTATATGCTTATCACTTTTGTAATGATTAGTTTTTAATGTAAAATCAGCTAAAGGTACACCTCCAGTAAGAGCATTGTTAGGTATATTTTCTATTGTTAAACAAGGCTTTGTTCTTCTTAAAGCTACAGTAGGATTTGTTGAATGTGTAATTTCAGCATTAGCATCATCTACATCCCAATAAGCTTTAATTACATAATTTAAATTTCCCGTATTAGACCAAACATCTCCACTACTATTATAGTTAAGCAATTTCATTTTTAAAGTTTTTATAAGTTTTAAATATGAAATTGAAGAAGGGTTTGTTAATTGAGATATAGCATCAAAAGGTGCAGCTTTAAATCTATCTTCAGAAAGTATAAATCTTTTTGTTTGAGGAGAACCTGTAGTACCAAAATCAGTTATAGCTAATGTAGTTCCTAAACTATAAACAGTATCATTAGACCATTGACCTGAACCATCAGTAAAACCTTGACCATCAGTTTTAGTTAACAACACATCATTTAATAATAAACTTTGACCAAATACTAATCTATTTTCATTACTTCTTTTAGCATAATAAAAATTAATAGCAACTATTTCGTTTTCTAATTCTTCAGGAAGTCTTATATTACTAAAAATTAAACCTAATCTTTTATACTCGCTTGTATCATTTCCATCAGTTTGTAAATATTTAGGGTTAGGCATTTTATGATGCTTAACATGAGTATTTCTTAAAGTACCTAAAGTTGTTCCATTTGAATTTAAAATATCCCAATCACTTAAATCAGGATAAAATTCATTTTGATTTTCCCAATATCCTAAATTAGTATTAGCTAATGGATTAAAAGAAGTATCAAATGCATGAAATGTTTGAGAATTATTATCTATATTATACATTTCTCCACCTGGACTTGTATCACTAGGACCACCACCATTAAATGTCCATATGTTATATGGTGTACCAAAATTTGCAATTCTAGTAGTTTCAGTTGTAGCTTTAACACCACTAGGACTTATAGGTAAATCTATATTAGCTGAATTTCTTCCAGGAATATGATAGGCTTCACTTTCACTACCATCTACATAAGAAACTGTTGCATAAAGCGCATATACTTCATCATATTGAAATACTCTATCTGTATATATAGTTTTTTCATTACGAAAATCATCACTATTATTTACATTACCTAGTTCATCAATATCAGCATTAACTACAATATTGTTAATCCAAGGTTGCAAACTAATTCTTTCTTTTTCTTTTAAGTTACCTATATATAACTGACTATCAATTTGAGTAATAGTTTTAGCTATCCAACCAACTTTATTTACTAATACATCTAAAGAAGATGTAGGTTTATTAGATAAAGTAGGTATTGATAAAGAAAATGTAGAACCAGTTATAGCATGAAAATCATAATCATAAACAGTAAATACACCACCTATTTTAGCTACAATATATATTCTAAAATAAGTAAAAGATGTTTCAACATTAGATATAGATATAGTAAAACTTTTAGAAGTAGGAGTATTAGCTGCACAACCATCATATTGACTTACATCACTTAAAAAGTTTTCATCTACTATAGATATAGGATTTGAAGGAAATAAAGTGTTAGTTTCATTAAAATTTTCATCAGCGTAAGCAGCTATAGCATAATATACACCTGAAGGTAAATTTCCACCAGTATTTATTTCTTGTAAATTTATTGTATTATTGGTAAAAGGAGTTAATACGTTTAATTTATTAAACTCAACAGTACTAATTATTCTATAAAAATTATCAGTATTTATATTAGGATTATCTATATTTAGACATCTTATAGGATTTTTATTATCAACAAAATAAACAGTAATTGTATTATCAAAATTGATTTTATATGTTCCTTGAATTTGAGTATTTAAATCCCAACCAAAATCAATAACATCTCCAGCAGCAGGGTCAGGATAATTATCTCGTAACAAAACTCTATAACTTCCGTCTGTAGATAAAACACCTATTTCTCCATTTACTAATCTTCTAGTTATACCATTAATAGTTGAATTTCTAGGAACACAAGAAAATATAACAGTTTTTCCATCTAACAATGGAATTTTACCAATAGTTACAGCTGAAAAAGTTTCTTCAGTTGGATATAAATGTAAAGGATTGTTTCCGTCTTCAGTTACAATAGAACCAAGTTCAGAAGTTAAGTTAACATTTATATTTAATCTTGAACTTTTATCAGGTTGATTTTTAGGGTCCCCTTCAGTATTTAATAAAAATGGCTGCATTATCTTCTATATTTTTGGTTGATAAATGTTTCAGGTATACTGTTAGCATAAAAGAAATCTCTAGCAGCATTAGTATTAGGAATTAATCTTGCCCAACTATTAGCAAATGCTTCAAATCTAGGAATATCAAACATCTCTAATTGATTTTCAGCTTGACCTCTGTGTTTAATATAATTCATTTCTGCTTTTTCATAAGTAATTTGTCTATTAGGATGTTCAAATCCTCCTAACATTAATTGCTTAGTAATGTACCAAAACAAACACTCACTTGTAGCAAAATTATCTGGAATTAAAGGATAACCTTCTTCATCTGTAGGAATAGCTTGATAAAAAACACATATCTCATCACCATCCTTTACATTAGTATTAATGTAATTAGGATTAACTGTATAGCTAAAATCAAATTCACTTATGTTAGCGTTAACGCAATCATCACAATGTAAATTATAGTTAAATGTTTGAGAACCATATCTTAACCAATGACCTCTATAACTTACAGATTTAATTAAATGTAAATCACAAGGTAAAGGAGTTTTACCATTAGTTATAGTAAGATAAGCAGTTTTGTTTTCAAGATTAATTACACTACCAATACTTTCTAAAGCATCACCTGCCCAGACAATACTTTCGCCAATTAATCTATCAGTATGTTGAGAAAGTAGATTGCCATAAGCACCAAATACTTTGTCTATTACACGTTTACAAGAAACAGCTTTATAATTCATAACTTTTACCTTTGAGTTACAAAGGTAGTTATTTTTTAGAATATATAGGAAATTTAAAATGATTTAAAGGTTCTTTAAGAACTTCTCTTAGTTTATTGTTAGCTCCAGTAACACTTTCAATTCCATTAGTTCTAGAAGATTTAAACTTATATGCGTTATGTCCTTTGACATTGCATTTTTCTTTAACCCATTTAAAACCAATATAATAATTGTCAGTTATATAAACTACTTTACCTTTTTCTAATTTACCTTCAGCTTTAAGTTTACGAGTTTTACCCCAATCAGGAGGAGCACTTAGTTTACCATTTTTTATTTTTATTTCTCTAATAAACTTATATACAGATATATAGCCTAATCTGGAATTAAAATAGAATTTATTACCTTCTCCTAAAATTAAATAATCAATTACTTCTTGGTTTAATTCCCAACATATTTGATTATATAAAACTAAGTCTACAGGTTTTTGATAATTTTCTTTATACCAATTATATCTAGCTTTGGATTTTATCGGTTCCATCGTTTGTTTCATCAGGAATCATTCTCGTTAAAATGTTCAATTCACTACTCATTATATCTTTTGTAATTAAATCTATCATATCAGCTGTTATTGGATAATCTGAATTGTTAGTATAACAAGCTTCTCCATCACAAATAAAAGTTTTAGCATTTTCAGGTTTTTCTAATATTGCTCTTACATTAAGAGCTCTAATGTCAAGAGTTTCAGGAATATAAATATATCCGTTTAAAAAATAAACTTTAAGTCCTAATTGAGGAAATTTAGTATTACCTAAAAAAGGACTTCTTTCTGGTAAAACAATAGTAAATCTGGTTTGTCTATCTACGGCTGATATTTTTAAACCATATCTTTCTTTTAATCTAATGATAGGTGGAATCTTAACTTCAGTTCTTAAAACTTCACAATCTAAACCAATAGTACAACATTCAGCTTTATCAACTTTAATCATGTTGATGCAACCTAAATCTTGATAAAATTGGTCAGTATCAAAATAGTTTTTAGTTTGGTCTTGACGTATGTATTGTGCTCTTTTATAATCAGCTATAAAAGACAATTGATTTATACTAGGAGTAAAATCATCTGATATTCTCCCAGATTTAATTAAATTTAACCAATTATAAACTATTTCGTTTTTTGTCATAATAATAATAAAGTTAATATAACTCCTTCTATAATTGCAACAGTTAGTGCAATATTATATCTAGATTTATATTTAATAATTGAATTGTTCAAATTTACGTTTTCTTTTTGTAATTTAGAAGTTTTATTGTTGTAATCTGCAATAGTTTTTCTATTTGAGTTAATCATAACGTCTTTCCAATTAATTCTTTCGACTAATTTATTAATAATAGTATCTTTATCTAAAGATTCCTTTTCTAATTGTTTAATTTCTTTAGCCATAAGATTAATTACAATTTTGTCAGTTTTCGTTAAATAAGTAGAAGTATCTAGCGTAAGCCCATTTGATGTTTGACTTAAACAAACTATCGGTGCAATAATCAGAAAGATTAACAATATCCTTTTTTTCATTTTCGTAAATTATTTTATTAGTAACATATACATTTTGTTTTTTATTATTTATAGATAAAACTAATAAAGAATCATGTAACTGATAGTTATTCAATAACTTATTATAGTTAGTAAATAAAGTATCTTCTTTATAAGATATTTCATTTAGTTTTTTTTCAAGTTTATTAATCTTATCATTTTTTAAAATAATAATAAATAATATACAAGCTAGTAAAATAAAATTTAATGTACTGTTTATATTTTTCATAAGTGTTTATATTCTTCAGTAGCATCAAAACAAGGACACAATTTTACCCATTCGTTAGAAGTAATTTTACCATCACCGTTTAAATCTGGACTAAAATCTCTATGACCTTTTATTTTAGCATTAGGGAATTGAAGTTTTAAAGTTTTTAATATACGTTCTAAAGCAACTTTTTGTTCAAAAGTTCTAGTGTCTTTACCTTCTAAACCTCCTTTATAACAAATATGAATAGCGTGTTTATTAAAACCTGCAACACCATTAGTAGGATTTTTAATATCAGTTAAGTTTTCAATAGAACCATTTTTATTAATTAAATAATGATAACCGTAACTTTTCCAACCTAGAACCTTTGCCCAATAATGTTTTATGTCTTGGGTTTTTTGGTCTTGTGGGCCAGCCGTGCAATGAACTACTAAGTAATCAATCTTTCTCATGATTCAGTTTTGCGTTGTAATACGTTAAATAAATTCTTTAATAGGTCAACACCTGTAATCGCTTGGATATTTTCTCGCATAGATTGTAACTCGCTTAAAGCTATCATAGCAATTACAGGCTTAACCAATGGAATCTCATCAC